CTACTCAGATTTTCTCTTGATTTGCTCAAACGGAACAAAGTAGGTGGAGGCAATTGTTTTTGCGGATAGGTTCGATCGCTCGATCAGTCTGCCACATGCGTTGACAAGGTCTGCTCCCGTATTTTGCAACTCACAAATCTCTGTAAGCAGAATTCGGGTTTCGGTCACCATTTTCGCCAGATTTTCATACGTCAATGCATGAGATGCTTCCGCCGAAGCATTTTTCAGTGCTTCATTTTTGGGGTGCATACTGACTCGGACGCATTCATAATCGGGATAATTTGCCTTGAACCATTCAGCAGCGACAAGCAGTTGGCCGTGCTGCGTTTTCGTCAATTCGTTCTTAGGCTTCTTTCGACTCTTTGCTTCGATGACGAAACCGCATTTGATCGGCAAGAGCCAGAGCACGTCTGGACCTTCACCGTTTGTGTCATGCTGTTCTGCGAAAAGACCGATGAATCTCCCTAGTTCCGCCAGCGCAGCTTCAAACAATGTAGCTGAGGCCTCATCATGCAAATGAGAAACAGTGTCTTCAAAGCTTCTCAGAATCCCTTGGCGAAGTCGATATTCTTCTATGCGTTTAGCGATTGCTACAGCTTGTTCATCTGGTGCTGGAAGACTTTCGTATGGCGGCTTGACTCGCGGTCGAAGCAGGTTCCGGTTGAAGCTAAATGCGTGTTTTTGAAACTCCTCGGCTCTCTGTTTGACACCCCAGTGCGACGCAATCCGTGCCGCAAGCTGTGCCATCCATCCCAAAGATTGCCTGTCGATATCGCCACTCGCATTATCAATTACCTTTTCGATCTTTGAAATGGCTTTTTCGTGGTAACCGTCTTGCCAGAGGTTTACCGCCTTTCTCTCAATTGAAACGAGTGAGAAACGATCCTCATTAATTTCGTTTCCACTTTCAAGTTCAGCCAAGGTCTCCGCGTGGAATTCAGTCCAATCGGGGTCTCGTGCAAAGCTTCGAGCGATTGTCTCGGATAATTCCTCGACCGATTCGACTGCTTCGCTTATCTGAACACCCATCTCAATTTGTGCTCTTGTAGCACTAGTAAGCATCATAAAATTTGCGTTTTTAGCGAGCCAGCCAGCAAGATCAGGGCCGGACATAATAACCACGCAGTGGTCACCCGAACCTCGTGCTCCCCGACCGATACCTTGCTCGATTCGTTGAGCGAGCATTTGAACCAATGAGGCACCTCCTGCCAAAGCCGCAGCACGAAATAGTTCGTAGTTAGAGGTCCCTTTTGGAAGGTTTTGCAAGACGAGTAGCCTGCACGAATCGCCGGGAAGGTCGATTCCGTCGTATCGATTTGCAAAGACAGCGGGGCCGAAGTGGCTTCCGTTCTGTAATTCATCAACGAGTTTTCCGACTTCGGCAGATCCGGTTGCCACAGTGCTATCATCGCTCCAATTTTCGGCGGCTTTATCGGATGAAACGAGAATTACCGAGCCTTTTCTTTGCTTTGAAGTCCATTTCGCCAGTTCTGCGATCGACTCTCGATCACTCTTAAACTTCATGAGGTCTGGAATAAGAATCATTCGTTCACTGACCCCGGCAAGGGATCGCGACGTCAACGGCGACTTTATTTCGTTGGGATCAGCGTCAAAGGTCCGAACGATATCCCCATCGTTGGCGATCGTAGCGGACATGAAAATTCGTCTTGGAGCGTCGCTGAATGTTGGGAATGTCCGTATCAACGGAACAATTGGTGTTACCGTAAACGCGTCACGACTTATCAACCCGTGACAAAGATGAAGTTCGTTCCGAAGCAGGGGCCAGTGAAAAGGGTGCTCTTCGGCGTCTGTCTTTAACTGCTCACGAACACTGCCGATCTGTTCGTCCCAGGCCCAGTAGGGAATTTCCAGAACTGCATACTCTCGACCACCGACAACATCGTCAAAGATGCCAAGGCGATCACAGTCAGAGAAAGACTTGCGAAACAATCCTGTAAGTGATTGATAACGGTCCTTGTCGTTCTTTTTCTTTACCTCCAACGTGAACGCATCTCGGATAACGGAAAATGCAACATGAGCGTCATCAAGAATCACAGCACCTACCTGCTGATAATGACCTCTTTCCCTTAGACGAAACTTACTCTGTCCGTTGAATAATGCGTTGTAAGTCGCAACCATGATCGAATTGGCGTTGACGAAGTTTTCGTCGAGGTCTTGTCCGTTTCGATACGGAACGGCAGCGATCCCCATCAGCTTGGCTTTGTCCAACGTCTGATTGACGAGTTGCACTGTCGGTGCCAAGTAGAGTACGGGTTCACCCAACTCGTCGAGTGACGACTGCGCCATTAGAAGACCGACAAGTGTTTTCCCGCCACCCGTGTGAAGCTTGAGCACCGTGTCTTTTCGGTTTCGATTAGTGAACCACGATTTTAAAACCTCCGCTTGGCTGTTATAGAGATCGTTGATTCCCGGTGGTTTTGGCAGTCTTCTAAATATCTCTAGTGGGTCGGGGGATTTTTCTTTCTTTGAAGCCTTTCTCAGTTTGCCAAAATCGACCATTTGTTGTGCTCCCGTTGCAAGCGATTTGGAACACAAGTGAATTCTCGAATTCTGACCTACTGTGCCCCGGTAGAAGAGTGTATCAGTTTCAGTAGGTGGGCGAAGCCGTCACCCAAATGGACATTGGTTCGTATTGCAGGTTTCGCTCAATTCTTAAATCTAGTGGTGGCTTCGCTGGGGTCGGGTCTTGTGTTGGGGGTTTTGTCGTCCGAGTCGATCGACGCAGGTTACTTTTGCGTTCCAGCACTCCGGTGGCCGACAGCGGCGACATGAATTGGGATCTCAATCGCAGATTGGCGGTCGACTACAGATGTCCAGAGGGCTTTGCACCAGCCAACACCTCATGAGCCGGGACCAGTTCAATCGTCCGGATCGATGCCAAGCGGAATTGGCGGACCTCCTCCCTTTGGAGGCAAAGGGCACGGACGGTTGTGGGTGTGGTCATGCGTATGGGACTGATGATGCGATCCGTCACTTTGCCGTCGGCGTTGATGTATTGGATTCGCGCAGCATAGCGATTAGGATCGCCGGCTTTCATCAGTAACGATCGCATCCGTTTCAATTCTCGCTCGGTCATCACCCCAGCTCCGCCGCCAACTGTGTGGCAAGTTCCCGTTTCCGGTCGTGAACCGGCACGCGTCGGTCTTCGCCGGCCGATCGCATCGTCGGCCGAGGATGTTCGGGACGCTGGGGCGGTGACGTCGGAAAGCCGCCCGTCATCCGGACCCGGCGAAGCAACTGTGCCAGGCCCGCCAAGTCCGTCTCACAGCGTTCGGCTCGGAGAGAGCGGGTCGCCATCGCGGCTTTCGTTGCCTGTCTTGCACAACCGGGCTTTGGGCTCAACACTGGTCGTGCTGCATCGGTCGTTTGAATGGACCGATATTGGGAAAACACCGACGATTGGGATCAGCCACCACCGCGTGGCCCCCGATCGTTCCAGCCCAGCCCGGGTGGTGGAATTGGCAGACACAGGGGATTTAAAATCTCAAATCAGGTGTCTAAAACGCGTGTCTGAGGCGAATTTCTGGTTTTTGTGTGCGCTTACGTGAGCGCCTAAAAACCACCGCTCTGGACCCGGAGCCGGCGTCACAGGTCGCCGTTTCAACTCCGGATTCTTCCAACGTGGTGAATTGAAGTCGGCATGCTAATGGATTGTCGATTGCAAGGATGAGTGTCGCCCAGTCAATGATGTAACTCATTGCAAGTGATATGGTGAGAGTGTCAAAATGACGACACTGTGTCACTATGAAATCGGAACGCTGAGAGCGAAGTGGTCTGGTACTCCGGCAATTGGAACATGGCAACGTCGCTCCGATCTCTTGTCGCTGGTCCGTAGCCGCAAGCTTTGCCAACACACGTGGCGGTATCGATGTTGGATGCACGTGGTGGCCCGATCCGGACACGTGCACGCCGGTGCACTTCTATATCGGCAACCGGTTGCATTCCGAATTTTGTAGGGCGTCTCCCGGTGACTCTGTACGAATCTTTCGCACCCTACGTCTGACGAGGGCCATGTCGGCTGTGCGGGGCGCTACATTGCGGGACCGTTCTATGTTCCCCATTTTTCCTAGACGTGAGACATGACATGGGTATTTCTCTGGTCCGAATCCGCGCCGGCCTGATCGCCATGGGATGCGTCGTCCTTTTGGGCGTATCCGCCGGCAGCAGCTCCGCCGCATTGATTGACTTTCAGTTGGAAGGCAACGCCGGCATCGGTTTGTTGCCTGGAAACGAAGTCGGTGCGAACACGCCGATCATCCCGGGATCGGTGTCGAATGCATCGGGCGGCGAATCGGGTGGCGGTTTCTTTTACGATACCGACACCAACGTTCTGAACTTCGAGTTCACTTTCCAGAACCTCAGTGGAGGCTTGGCGAACGTTGCGTCCGGTATTCACTTGCATGTCGTTTCGGCCGGTAGCGACATCTTCAACTCGACCGGCGGTATCGCGTTCAACCTGAACTCGGGCGCCGATGCAAACGTGACCCTTTCGACGCCGACTATCGCGTTCGGAGCCACCGGCGGAACGCTGGCCGGTACGGTCACCATGCCCGATCAAGCCGCCGAAGACGCACTGCTTGATGGTCGCTACTACGTCAACATCCACAGTGGTTCGTTCGGTGGCGGTGAGCTTCGCGGAAGCGTGACCGCGGTCCCCGAGCCGGCGTCGATGGCATTCTTGGGGGCGATCGCGGTGGGCGGTGTGGCCCGGCGTGTGCGTCGAAACCGGAAGTAGGCTCTGGCACCGACGTGGCAACATTGAACGAATCGAGAAAGCGTCCGTCGTATGGCGGACGCTTTCTTCTTGCGCCGGTGGGTCGAATTTCGTCGGTGGGTCGCCTTTGTGCGGAGCCAGGTCTATTGAATAGGCTGGCGGCTCTGTGCAGTCACAATAGTGGGGTGCTTTTCCCCAATCTTGGGCAGCTGGTTGATGGATCCTCGAACGAGCGAAGAAAACTCGATGAAATCCGTTGGGTGGGACAAGCTTACTCCTTCACAGTGAGCGGTGTTCCGTTAGGGTTGGTCGCTTAAACATTAGCTGACCCCTCTGCAGATGACTTCCGATGTTCAGGCCCAACCGCGTTTTCGTTCTTGTTGCCGCACTGATCGGCATCGTTGCACCGAAGGCCAATGGTGACTCCATCCTGACGATTGGTAATTCGCTGACGTGGGACTCTCTTCCACCCTATCTATCCGGTGACGTCGACTGGCACATTTACTGCGGCAAGTCGCTTTCGTTCATCAACGAGAACCCAGAGGGTCACTGTGTGACGTCCTCGACGCCTTGGCCGGTGGCGTTGGCATCGAAGGACTATGACTTCGTCACCGTTCAGCCCTATCTCGGTTCTACCTTCGATGAGGATCTTGAGATCATTTCAAACTGGATGAGGAAGCAGCCGAACGCGACCTTCGTTGTGCATACCGGGTGGAACACTCACGAGACCCATTTTGAAGCGTACGTCGACGAAACAGAAACGACCGAAACGAGGATCTCGAGAGATTACTTTGACCGACTCATGGATGCACTTCATGAGGCTTTCCCTGACCGCAAGCTTGTTCGCACTCAGTCAGCCGAGGTGCTTTATGAGATTGCACTAGATATTGAGAATGGCAACGCGCCGATCGACAAGCTATCGGATCTGTACCGAGACACGCATCACATGTCGACATCTGGTGGCGGCCACTATTTGATGCACAACCTCCTTCGGAAGGCACTGGGTCAGCCGGCCAAGTTGGGGACGACCATCTTGCCGAGCGACACGCAGCTTTCGCCCGAGTTGACCACGTATCTGAACTCTAAGTTTCTATCTGTTTCCGCAGTGCCAGAGCCAAATATGTTTGTTGGATTCATTGCTGCTGCCGGGGCGGGATGTGGATTCTTTCGACGACGATTCGCCGCAAAGACGTCAACGGCATCACGCTAGTCTTCGATCCGTTGATCGGAAGCTCGATGCGTCTTCCGAGTTTGGTTCGCAGTCCTTTCGTCTCGCGATCGTTCAATCGCAAGGCGCACCCAGTGTTGGGCGATGGGGCGATGCAGGGTGGTGGCGTGGCCGAGGATGAGAAGTGATTCGGCTTGGCGGCAGAGATGATCGACGATGCGATCGAAGCGACGTTCGCAGCCGGCGACACCCCAGCGGTCCATCTTCGCCGCGTAGTCGTCGCAGTCACAGTCGCAGCGATGGAATAGGTCCGGGATGATCTTCAACAGTTCCGTCCCGGGACCCTGGCGATCGGCTGGGGCGAAGCGTGGCGGGTGCGCCGGGCATCCGCGTCCGAGTTGGATCCTTCGAAATACCTTCTGGGGACAGGCCAACAAATCACAGCCGGTCACCGGCCGGTTTCTGCCATCCGTTGATAACCGAAAGTGAACGCATCCTGCCCGGCAGTGGTCGGAGAAGGTTCGTTCGGCTTCTGCCTTGGTGATCACGGCAACAGTTCCACCGTGAAGTCGTACGAAACTTCCGTCGTGTAGGGCGGCGACGTGTGGTTCCACGTGACGGTGTCCGCATGGTTGCCCAGGCCGATGTCGGTTAGTTCAATCAGGTCGCCGGTGTAGGCTTCGCCGATGAACTCCAAGGAGATGACAAACACGCCGGTCGCGGACCAGGTGATATAGACGTTTAGTTCGCAGCTTATCACCCCATCGGATTCATCGATGATTCCGTCGCCGTTGTAGTCGACGTTGGCGATTGTTTTCGCCGGGAACGCGGCGACGATTTCGCAGCGGGTGTCGGAAGCGTCGAATGTCTGCTCGCCGCTGGTGCTGGTCATCGGCGGCGGGTAAACCGTCCGCGTGTACGTCAGACCGTGTAGCGTCACTTTGAAGTGTTGGCCGCGAACGCATCCGCAACAGCCACACGAACCGGAAGGACCGAACCAGTTCACGTCATCAACTCCGGGCCGGGCAGTTGGCGTTCACGGCGTAATACTTGCCGCCGGATTTGATGCAGTAGCCTCCGTCACCGCTGAGGAGGACGTCGAAGAAGATCGAGCGCGGATCGTAAACCGTCGCCGAACCGATAGCGTTGCCGGCGCCGTCGGTGATGTCCGCGGTCCCTTCGGTTGCACTGGGGTCGGAGGTCAATTCGAATTGATAAAACCATTCCGATTCACCGGCACCGGGGACCGATCCCAAGTGCACGATTGCCGGGGGTCGTGGGTCGGCTGCCAGCTCGGGCGACCAGATCACTTGCATGGGTCCGGAGTCGGAAGCATCCGCGGACTCTTGGCCGTCGACCGGGATCAAGAACTCGGCCGATGGTCCGACGTCTTCGCACAATACCGGCGTGATGCCGCTGATCGTGGCTTCGCCGATCTGGTCATCTTGGAGAGGTTCCCACAGCACCACCGGAACGCCTTGGGTGTTGGATGAACTTTGCAGTTCCACCTCCAGCACCGGTTGCCGAGCGGCAGAGTCTTCGTCCTGCGATGGATCGATCGCCATCCCGGTCACTCGCATCACCGACCAGCGTGAGCGCGTGGCACCCGACCGGTTGATGACGCGGACGGGCGTGCGGTTTCGATGCAGCCCCGGCATCATCGGTGGCGACGTGGTGAACCGTCCGGCATCGGCGGCTTCGTTGGTCGCGTGTGTCCGATCCAGGTAACGCCGGCTGATGGTCCGAACGCGATCGCCCTTGTGATACTTTGCCATCGCAGGTCGATCCTCAGTACGGGAACATGTCCGACCAGTCGGCGATCTCGGCCACGTCGTTCACATAGACCCCTTTGACGACCTTGCGGATCCGATGGGTCCCCGTGTCGACTTCTTCACGCCAGTCGGGCCAGATGAATTGATGGGCCTTTTTGTTGATGCCCGTGATGTCGCCGATTTGAAGGTTTTGAATGTGGCGGCCGGCCAGGTAGTGATAGGTGATCTCCGGATCGCCGGCGGATTCTTGGCCACCGCTGGCCCCCAAGAACAACAGGCTTTCGGCGGCACGTCCCAGGAACGGATCTCGGTTGATCGTCCCGGTCAGGTTTTCCAGTTCCCACAGATAGGCATCGGTCACGAACGCCTTGTTCCAGTTCTGCGTGACGCTGAACTTCATTCCCGGGATGACTTTGTCGAAGCCTTCGACCCGTCCGTCCTGGACGTTCAACGCCGCGTCCATTGGTGGAACGCTGCCGTATCGAGTTTCGCTGAAGCCGTGCGTGATCCTGGCCGAATTGCCCGACGTGTCGAAGCTGTATCGCATCGACTGAGTGATGCGGGTGCCGTAGTTGATAAAGACGTCCCAAATTTGATCGCCCGTTTGCTTGGGTTCGATCGTTTGGATTTCCAGTCCGTCATAGCTGGCCGACGCTTCCAGCTTCACCGCGGCGACCACGTCGGACCGCAAATTGGTTCCGGTGACCGTGTAACCCAGCCGCCGCGTGTCGCCATCGCCTTTGGCTGTGTCGACGCCGTCTTCGAAATAGAAGTGTTCGTAAACCTTGATGCTCATGCGATCGTCACCCCGGCACCCAGGTCGGAGACTTGCAGGTTCTCGTCGATGCGTTCGAGTGCGTCAGCCGATTTCTCGGTGGCTTTGGCGATCCGGTTGGTGGCGTTGTCACCGCTGAATCCGATCAACGCCGCGGCGGCCGATGACGTGGTCCCGCCGATCGACGATCCGGATCCGCCGGCGGCCTGGTCGATCGCGTCGGCGGCACCGGCCGAGACGGCGGGCGCGGTGATGTCGGCCGGTTTGGCGGCGGCCGGGTCGAACTTCTTGACCGCATCCTCGAGCGCCTTGCGGTCGGCATCGGCCATTTCGCCGGTCAGTTCATCGGACACATTGCCTTCGCCCTGCGTTTTGGACTGATACTTGGCCGTCAGTCGATCGAGATCCGCTTGGGCTTCCTTGCCAAGTTCGGCGAAGGACTTGTCGGTGCCGATTCCCAGTTGCGCACTGATGCCACTGAGCATCTGAGAGGCCGAAGCCATCGCACCGGTGAAGTCTAAGTTCTTGGCCTTCTCCACCGCACTGGCCAGCTTGATGAACACGCCGACGAAGGTGTTGGCGACCCAGATCGCCACTTTCTTCATCGCCTGGTGCATCTTCACGGCCATGTTGGTCACGGCAATCGTGGCGTGATGGGCACCTTTGAAGAAGACGACGCGGACACCGGCCCAAAGGATCTTGGCGGCGTCTTTGATGTTGCCCGACATCAGCGCGGACGTGATGCCGCCCAGGGTTTGTTTGCCGACCGATAGCAAGCCGCGGAAACCGTCTTTGAGAAGCTGCACGGCATCGCTGCCGACGCCGCTGTAGTAGAGGAAGGCGGAGCCCATTGCCACCACGCCGGCGGTCACCGCGGCAAGCACCCCGGCGATGATCAACAGTGGTGCACCGACGGTGCCCAGGATTCCTGCCACCAGTGAGATCGCCATCGAGACGCCACCGATCGCCATTCCCGCCATCGTTGCCATTCCGCCCAAAGTCACCAACGCCACGCCCAACAGAGTCACGGCGGCGACGGTACCGCCGACGATCATGGCGACCGACTTGTTGCGGTTGATGAAGTCGGTGGCCCAGCGTAGCAAGCTTGTCCCGGTATCCAGCACGCTGACCAAGACCGGTTTCAAGCCTTCGCCCATCGCGATCATGAGTCCTTCGGCCGCACTGCCGGCGGAAGTCAGGGACCCGTGAACGCCGTCCTGCATCGTTTCGGCCATCCGCTGTGCGGCGCCGGCCGAATCGTTCATCACGCCACGCAGTCGATCGACTTCGCCGGACGAATCGGCCAGGATCAGAGCCGACTTGGCGCTGATCTTTCCGAACAGGGCGGTCGCTTTGCTGAGTCGTTCCGGCCCGGTCATGTTGGCGGTCGCCGCGCCGTAGTCTCGCATGACGTCCAACATCGGCCGCATTTCGCCATCGGCATCCTTGATCTGAACGCCCAGTTCTTCGAACGCGTCTGCGTTGGCCGAATTGCTGAGCGACACCAACACGTTTTTCAAGTCCGTGCCGGCCTGTGAGGCTTTGATCCCGCTGTTGCCCAGGATGCCGGCGGCCGCGGAGGTTTCTTCGATCGATTGGCCGGCGGCTTTGGCGATCGGCGCTACGAACTTGAACGTTTCACCCATCATGCCGACCGACGTGTTGGCGGCCGTGGCCGTGGCGGCGATCACGTCACTGACGCGGCCCAGTTCATCGGCCGTCAAACCGAACGCACTGCCGACGTCCGAGGCGATGTCGGCCGCTTCGCCCAGTTCCAATCCTCCAGCGGCGGCCAGTGACAGGACTTGCGGGATCCCGGCCAGGATCTGGTCGGCGTCATAACCGGCTTGGGCCAAGAACCCCATGCCTTCGGCCGCCTGCGAAGCACTGAATGCGGTTGTCGCGCCGAGTTCCTTCGCTTTGCTGCGAAGGGCTTCCAGTGTTTCGCCGGTCGCTCCGGTCTTGGCGGCGACGTTGGCCATCTGGCGATCGAAGCCGGCGAAGACGGTGGTGATGCCGCCCAGCGCGACGGCCCCGGCCGCACCGGCCGCGGTGACTTTGGCCCCCATCGCGGTCACCGAGGAGCCGAAGTTTTTCAACCGGCGTTCGGTCGCTTTGAGGACCTTTTGAGTTTTGTCGCGAGCCCCGATTTCCACATAGGCTTTGCCGGCCCGCACCGATGCACTGCTCATGGAATCAGCCTTTCACCTGGTCCCGCCACAACTCGGGAAGCTTCGGTTGAATCGCATCGAGCATCGGCCCCATGTTGGGACGCTTGCGGACGCGGACCGTCATCGTGCTGACCGAAACGTCGGACTGATACCGGCTGTAGTAACGCTTGATCTTGCGTCGTTGGGAATCGCTGAGCGTGCCGGAACGCTTGGACCGACGGTTGCGATCCTTGCGGACTTGCCGAACCCTGATCTTCGCCGTCCCGCCATACTCCAGCGTCGACGGAACATCGCGTCCCGCCACACCGCCCAGTTTCGCGTAACCGATCAACATCGATTCGCTGGGGCGATGATAGCCGTACAGGATCGTCTTGATCCCTTTGCCGCGGCGGTGTGCTCGCGGTGGCTTGCCGGGCTGGCTGGTCTTGCCGCGGTTCTTCGTGAACTTGATCTGACGCCTGGCGTGCGTCCGGCCGAGTGCCCCGGCGGATCGCAGGGCTTTGAAATTCGCCACGCCGACGGCTTTCGCGACGGCGCCGTGGTCGATGAAGAAGTCTTTGGCGGAAAGGGTGAAGGCGACCACGGGTCATGTCGTCAGCTTGGTTTGCGTTGGGCTTGCCGCCGTTTCATGTGGTTTTGAATGACGGTACGAAGCAGGTCCTTGTTCTTTTGACAGATCTTCAGGCCGCCCGACTCGGTCCGCTTTCGCAACGGATGAAAGTCGAACGGGTGATAAGGCCGGCTGCGTTTCTTGCGGTCACGATGGATGTTGGCTTGCATCGCCAAGTGATGAGACGTGTGGTCCCACCAGTGCATGTCCAAGCCTTCGGTCATCCAGGCCAGTTTGCGGAGGGTCAAAGGCCCGGGGTCGACTCCAAGCTTTCCGGCGATCTGGTACAGGTCTCGCCAATGATCCGTTGCATCTCCTGGTCGGCTTGCCGGTTGGCCCGAGCGATCACCTGGTCCACCATCGCGTCGGTCTGTGGGTCGTTCAGTTTCTCGATCGCGTTGTCGGCGGCCTTGCGTTCGGCGGCCAGGTACTTGCCGATCATCGCCATGACGATCGGCTGACGGTGCAAAGGGAAGAATTGCGGCACCTCCTTCATCGCCGCTTCCATCGCGTATTGCATCGTCGGCCCGTACAGCAGTTCGGCGAAGGCTTCGGGTGTCACGCCGCGTTGGTTCAACTGGGGCATCAGCCAAGCGTGAAGGACCGCAACGAACGTCGGTGGATGATTGGTGATTCGTTCCAACACGGCGCGGTCATCGATCAGCGACAACATGTCGATGTCGGCTTCGTCGCGGATCCGTTCGAACGCCGTCACGGTCGCCTTCAGGTGCCACTCTTGATTCTGTTCGTCTTTGAACACGCTCATGCGGTTTCGGCATCCGTGTGGGAAGGTTCGTTGTCGGGTTGGTCGTTGTTGCAAGAGTCAAGCAGTTCGATCGCTCGGCCCAGTTGGGCGCGACGGATCGAAACGTAGTAGCCGCCCGACTCGGACAGGCCGGTGATCGCGTCGAGCGTTTTCGCTTCGGCTTCGCCGGTGACCGGATCGGACTGTCCGATCAGTTCGACCAGTCGAGCCAACTGCGATCGCCGAATCGTCACGTCGCCGGGGCCGGAGGCGGCACCGCGGCGGAGACTGGCGATCAGCTTGGTATCTTCGGGATTGCGTTTCATGGATCAGTGATCAGGTTCGATCAGGGAGTAGCCGGCACGGTCAGCCATTCCAGGTCGACCAGGCTGCCGTCGGACTTATTGAACTCGGTCAGCCCGATTTCCACTTCGATCGTCGCGCCATCTTCCAGCGGTCGATCAAAGGGGAACTCGAACACTTCGATCGGGAACCGGATGTACTCGGTGCCCTCTTCGGCGATCGGGTCGAACGCGAACGCCATGTCGATCGGCGTGTTGTTCAGGAACGAATCCATCAGCTTGTCGATGAAGGTGTCGCCCTTGCGATACTCGACCGTGAAGCTGCCGGTCGCTTCGATGAGTGCGCCCTTTTGACGTTTGAACTTGGATCCCCGCGACATGAATTCGGCTCGACTCTTGGAGAGTCCCAGCGATTCGTCGCGGATGATGTCGGTCAACGCCCAGACCGGATTCTCATAATCCGCACCGGTGCTGTAGTACGTGTAACAGTCCAGGCCGTGGCGAAGCAGTTGGTCGCTCATGAAGATTGTCCCCGCGGGTTACAAAGCCATCCGAGCCTGAAACTCGGCCGATCGAATGGTCAGGAATTGGGATTCGGTTCGCAGTCGTTCGACGTCGACCAGACGCCGTGTCCGCACGATCATCGGGGTCGCGTCGGCGACCAGGCGAAGCTTCAAGATCTCGCGACCGATCTGGTACGCCAGGCCGTGAAGGTCGCGGTACCGCGGCAAGTCACTCGGCCGGCACCTGGCACGGACCGCGAAGTCGATCGTCGGTCGTTCGACCGTGCTGCCACGAGACCCGGTGTCGCGTCGGCTTTCGTTCGATTCGCTGGCGATCAACACGTGAACGCGATTGTCCAGCTGTTCGACGTCCAGTTCGGGCACCGTCACCTGACGCCAAACGAGATCGTCGCGGCCGAAGTCGATCTTCGGCAGCGTGACGATCAGGTCGTCGGCAATCTCGATGACGGGGTCAAACATGGGCGACTTGAACGGTGTGGATTCGGATGCGGTATCGGTGGTGATCGCTGTACCGCCAAGCCCGCCGGCCGTCCGGCGATCGCAGCTGGTACAGGTACGTTTGGTCGCCGACCACTTCTTCGATCTGGTGATCGTCGGCCGGCGTGAACGGCTCGCCCGACTCGTCGACCAGTTCACTGACTGGCACGATGAAGTCGCGGGTTTGCATCGTGGTGATTTGGCCGTCGCTGTCTTCGGCCTCGTAATCGGTTTGTCCGATCGTCGGATGGATGGGAAAGCGACGGGTGCCGTATCGGTAGAAGAACTGCCGAGTCGTGTCGGATGACGAATCGGCCGTCATCGTTCGGCTGAGCCAATCGGCACCGCGTTGCAAAAGTCCCATGGCCAATCAGACGATGTGCTGCAACAGGCCCTTGGCCGACGGGTTGGCCGCTGCGGCGGCTGCCTTGCCCGCCAGGGTGTTGTCGGTGGAAACGGTCGTGAACAGCTCGGCCGAGTCGTCCCAGTAAATCGACTCGCCATCGGCCCAGGCTTGGGCACTGACTTTGTCGACCTCGTAAACTCCGCCGCCCGATGCCAGGGCACCAAGCTGGCCGCTGGGAATGTCGCTGTGGGCGATCCGGACACAGGAATCCAGTTCGACGACGTCGCCGGCGGTGACATCCGATCCCGGCGTGTGGTCGATCATCAAAGGTCGACCGTGTTTGAAAGTGGCGGACATGGTTGAAAGGTTCCAGGTGAAAGGTTTGCGGGTGACGGGTTGGTGTTCGGTGGTCATCAGGGGCACGGGTGCGGATCCCAGTGACCCGTCACCCTTGCCCAGTTGCCTGCGGCTTCGCCGCTAAGCCTTGCCCTTGCTCATCGCGGCGCCACGGTGGTCGGCATAGCCGGCACCGAAGTCGTTGTAGGCTCGGTAGCCCATGCCCAGGTGCGTGAAGTCCAGGTCGCCCGCTTCGACGATCGGAGCCCGACGGCCGTCCAAGAACACGACCTCGATCGCCGGGATGTCGTTCGGGTCGGCGAACAGGTACCACGCGTCGGTGTTGGCGGTCAGGAACGGCGAAGACAGCGGTTCGAACATGCCCGCATGCGGGTTGCTGGCCAGGACCTTGCCGGTGTTGCCCGACTGGATCTTGGTCTCGTCGTACAGCTGGCGTCCCAGGACCTTGTTCTGCGGCGCGGTCAACAGAATCGACGGCGTCACGCCGATCGGATCGCCGGCCGGATCGGTCTGTGTTTCAAACAGCGTCGACAAGCTGGTCAGCGAATCGATCCCCAGGGCCGACGATGCACCGTCGAGGTAGTTCTTGTTGTCTGCTTTGAAGAACGTTCCGGCACCGGCTTCGATCAGGTTCATGCCGACCTTCTGCAGCACCGTCGCCCCCTTGCGGGCCAACATCCGCGGGATCCGCAAGAACGCACCCAGATCGTCGTTTCGCATGTGGATCCGAGTCAGCATGATGACCTGACCGCGGGTCTTGGCCTGGTTGCTGTACTCGCTTTCGATCAGTCCGCCTTGCTTCAGTTCGCCATCGATGCCGACTTCGGCGAACTCACCCGACGCGGTCAACTGGAACGTCTTGTGTTCCTTGAAGTCGTTGGTCGATCCGTAATAGGCCACCCGCGACAACACATCAGGCACCGCACGATACGCCGCCTGCATCGCCTTGTTGGCGACGTTCGACAGGATGCCGGGCAAACTGTACGTGCTGCTTCCGGTACCGCCGGCCGCTTCCAAGTTCCGTTGGACTTGGAACGCCGTTCGGATCGTGTCGTCGTTGAACCGGCCCGGCGTGACATGGCCGCCGTTGGCCAGGATGAAACGACAGATCAGTTCCTGGAGGCCGATGTCGCGATTGGACCGTTCCTTCGCCGCGTTCATCGTGCGGTCGTCGTAGTCTTCGGCCAGCGATTCATCATCGACACCCGCCGACGCGGCCAAGCTGCACTCCAAGACCTGCGGCGTGGCGTGATTCTGGGGCGAGTGGATCGTCACACCGCTGGGTCGACTCTGACGCATCGCTTCCAACTCCGTTCGGTTGGCGTCCCAGCCTTCGCGGATCGCATGAGCCTGCAGGCTGACTTCGGTTTCCCCGACGGTGATCCGCGGGGTGTCGTATCGGGCACAGATGGTGCGAATCGAATCGACCCGTTCCACTTCGTCGGCTTCACGTCGGCGGCTGGCCTGCAGGTCGGGCAGTGTGGCAACAGCGGCACCGCCATCACCACCAATGGATTGCGTTCCCTGGCCGCCGGCCACGATACCGGTACCGCCCGACGCGGCGACGCTGTCCAGACGCTCGGTGACTTCCGAAGCGTTGCCGTCATCACCACTGCCATCGCCGGCGACCTCGCGATCGTAGGCGGCCCGCAGCTCACTGAGCTTCGTGGCGGTCAATTCGTTGATGTCGTGGCCACGTGCAGCCAACCAAGTTTGAAAATTCATCGCGTTCGATTCCTCGATGGTTGCGGTGACGGTGGCCGACGTACGATCGTCGCCTGCCAGAGAAACAAAAGAGAGTTCGTAAATGGTGCAGGCCCGGACCACATAGCACGGGCCTTTGGCGTTGATGCCGTTGACCTTGGCGACCTTGCCGTCCTCGACCCACTCGATCCGCTCGATCGATGCGCCGATGGACATCCGCCAAGGGAATCCGTTCTTTCCGTTGCCGCGGACTTCGTCGGCGGCCGCGCCGGTGCCACTGATCTTGCCGGCGACTTTGATCTTGCGTTTACCGACCTCGATCCCGCCGGCATCGACATGCCCGACGATCTTCGACGTGTCGTGGTCACGATGGATCGGTCGTGAACCCGCCGCGACTTGGCATCCGGACAGGTCCACGTAAACGTCGCGGTAGAAACCGACCGGACGCATCACACCGCCGGTGTAAGCGGTCCCCTGAAACGTCGGCAGTGATTCACCGTCGCCGTCGCCCGCGGCGGTCAACTCGACCGGTTCACCGACCGCGTGGAAGGTTTTCGGTGGTTGGTTGACTCCCGACGGCACACCGCTGGCCAGCAAAGTGCCGAGCTTGGATCGCTTCCACCAAGTGGATCGTTTCATGCCGCGACTCCTTCCTTCTCTTCGGCCGCCGTCTGTTCTTCGTCGTCGATGTCTTCGTCTTCGATCATCTCGGACGTCGCGCCGCTTTGGCCTGGCAACGGCAGACCCAACGCTTCACGTCGTTCTCGTTGACGCTGCAGCTCTTGATAGTGCGTGTCGGGGTCCTTGCCGGTCTGACGCAAGTACTCTTCGTCGGTCATCAGTCCCATTTCCCACAGGACCTTGGCCGCGTTGGCCGCCTTCAGTTCGTCGGCCGGTTTGGGTTGATCCCAGATCCAACTGTGCGGAACGCCGTCGGGGAACGTGGGCAGCGTCGGCAGATAACCGGGGATCAGCAGGGCTTCGTCCAACCACCACTGAAAGATTCGGTCGGCGACTTCGATCTCCAGGTCGTCGCGTTCGACCCGCAACATGTCGCTGTAACCGGTGAAGTCCAGCTTGCCGCTGGCCAGGTTGTATCCGCCGCTATCGCCCAGAGCCTTGTTCTTGGGCATCAACACGCAACGGGCGATCTCCAGCACGATCGCGTTGCGGAACATCTCAAAGACTTGGACGGGCTGTTCGGCCTTCAACTGGCCCATCTTCCAGCCTTCGGGCAGCGTCATGAACATGCCCATTTCGACCTCGATCTCGTCCAGCGGATCGACCTGTTCGGGTGAATCCAGGTTGGGATGATCGGTGTAGAAGATGCCGGAGAAGTGGGCGGCGTGCTCGGCACATCGCACAACGGCCAGCGTGTAGCGTCGCATCAGGCCGAACAGCGGCAAGGCCGGCGTGATCACGGGAATCCCGCGGCGGACGCCGGGGCGGTCGTGACGGAATAGATGGATCATCTGCTCGGCCGGGACCGGTTCGAAGTCGTCCAGGCTGTAACCGTACGCGTCGCCGGGATGATGTTTCAGCCGTTCATAGCGGACGGGATTGTCGAAGTCGTCGAAGTGGATCCCGTCGTCATGCTTGGGATCGTTCACCGCCAAACTGGGATTGGTGATCTGGTCGGCTTCGGTGACCCGGCAAGCCAGTTGGCAGCGATCGGCGATTCGCGGGTTGGTGGCCGCGTGGATGAACGTCTCGCCGTCGACGAATTGTGACATCTTGGCGGTCCGCAGTTGGCGGGTCATCCGAGCGCGACGCCACCAGTTCCGGAATCGCTGTTCGATTTGCTGCTTGGCTTTGCCGTCTTCGATGTCGATCTGCAATCGCGGGCCGCGGCCGACGATGTCGTTGACCAAGCTACGGATGATGCCGCTGGCAAAGCTGTTGTTGCCGACTTCATAGCGGGATCGACTCCGCAGCGTCTGACGCACCGCGGGGTTGTTGGCTTCGCGTGGCGACAGCAGGTCCGCCATTTCCCAGTGCCGGCGGTTGCCCGGTGTGGTTTGGGCGGCGTCGTACTTGGCCAGCAGGGACCGCCGCGTCTTTTCGTGTCGGCTGGTCAATGGTTTGCCGTCGACTCCGATCAGTTGTCCGTTCATCCGCAGGCCCCCGGCGGAACGAAGCGGCCCAGACCGATCTTTTGCTTCAGGCTCTTACGACCTTCGGCGGCTTTGACGCTGCGGAGATACTTGTCGGCTTCGATCTGTTCCCGCAGCGAATGCTGCGCGGCGGAGTGACCGTCACCCGAGGCGCTCGCCGGTTCGGCCGCGTTGGATGCGATTTGGTCGGTGATCGTTTCGACGGATGGATCTGCCATGCCGTCAACGATTGGCGGCAAGCGTCTCCCATTCAACGGGCAAAACCGGTCTTCCGAGACGATTCGCTGAACTCTGTTACACCGGTGTAATTCCAGTCAATTTGGAGGCGGGAACACACTCCAAAATATGTATGACCTTTGCTCGTTCATGCCGGAAGAAGCAAAGGGGGCAACGCGTATCCAGCTTTTTTGCATTGCGTGGATTGGTCGTTCACCCGGCTCGGGGAGAACGGCTAAAATACCGCTCACCGGAGGAGAGTTCGGCCTGAGGCGAATCCGGAGAAGCCGACGCGGACGGGCATTCTCCCCGAATCCGCAGAAGAATTCAAAGTTCCCCGACTGAAAGATTCATGCACACCCGCTGGTACAAACTCGAATCCGACATGAACCGGCTTCTCCTATCACACTCTTGCGTCACTTGCGCGATTCGATCTGCCCCGGTTCTTTTGCTGTTTTCACTCGCGGGATGCTCACAAACATCGGAAAGCACCTACACTGTTAAGCAGACGGCCGTCAACCTGGGCAACATCATGTACAACGACGGCGAGGATGGGATGTACGACGTTTGGTATGACGGAATCGAATTGACAAACGGCCGTTCAACGATTCTCATCGCAATGGATGGCTCGGAGCCCAATTACGACAAGTTGTCTTCGATGTCGGTTGGCGATCGCGTACAGATCAAGACCGACCTCTCGTTGCTTCGCCCCAACTTGCTTGATGCATACTGGGCAAGCGATGTTGATATCGCAACATTAGATTGATGGAACGAGCTTTTCCACCTTTTGACGGCGCGTGGCAAACGCGGGGAACCATGCCGTGCACCGGAGCGGCGACGGCGCGTTTTCTGATGGTTAGTTTCACTCTCGCCGCCCGGTGACGGCGGACGTTACACGGGGTTGGCTCTGATCGGCATCAGGCTTTGACTTTCGGGTGCGCGGTCGGCCGACTTTGATGGTGAATGAAGATCGAATGGGGTGTCATGATTGGCTTTGTCGCGAAACACATTGGTCGTGCTCAGTCTTTCGCCGCTTCGCAATGTTGACTGAACGCAGAGACGATCACCACGTACCGACGCTTTGGCTCAGCCAATACTTCCATCCGCCAAAGTGTTTGCGTCGGAACGTCGCGATCTTCAAGCCGGTTCGAGCGTTAGTTGCGCGGTCGATTTGGTGAGCGCGTTACGTTTCCTGACCTGTCCTGCATTCAACCGCGGTCTCGGGGCACCCTGCGCCGCCGACCGCTGGATGTCTTCTTTCCGTGTCTGGCCGTCGGCTTCGGCACCCCCGATCCCGCCACGCTTTGTTCGACATCACAATGAAGAAACTCGATGCTTCAAGCCTTGCGACGTTGCCGGCTTGATTCGATGTGTAACAATGCGTTCAACCGAAGCGGGGTTGAGCCGTCTTGGACGCTTCGCTGACCACGTTCCCACGCCCCCGCTCGGTTAACGCGACCGTTCGCCGATGGAACATCATGACTGACATCGACTTTGCACTCTGATGCGACGCCGGACAAAACGAACGCTCTGGATCGTCGTACCCGTTTGCGTGGTTGTCGCACTCACTTGGCTCGCTTTCGCTTTTCGCCGCGGGATTGTTGCGGCATACTGCGAATGGGGCGTCACTTGCATCATTGCTTCCTACGCCGAGGAGCACGGAGGACGACCACCGTCCAAATGGAATGACTTGATTGGATACGAATACCACACGCAATATCTTCCAACGCCGCGCACAATTGATTACGCCTCATCACACGTCTCGGTGGACTTCCAGGCTTTAGCAGACTTTCACTCGGGGCGGACCAACCAACTTCCTGGCGATGTCATACATCCAACTCGTGGATTGACCGCGCACTGGATCAATCCGAAGGATACGCTTGAGCGATATTTCCGTGACGGCGAGGTGCCTCACGGATCGTTTAACCGTGAATATGCCGATACACTGAAACACTACGCCGAAACGTATCCGGTCGACTAGACTGGGGTTGCGGCGAACCATGAATTGCACGGGAGGACGGGAGCTGCGGTTTTCGGTCTGCTTGCGCGTCGTTCGCCCGTCCCCCGTGAATTCCGCCGTTATGCCACTAAAGGTGATCCATGCCTGCCAATTCAACTGAGCTGAAATGGGCTGCCTTCGAGGGCGACCTCAAAAAGACTCGCTCGCTAATTGAAGCTGGGGCTGATCCGAACTCAGCTGGAGAGTGTGGTTCTGGCTCTTTGTTGACATTTCATCCGTCTGTCATCGCTTATTTGCTCAAAAACGGTGCTAAGCCGGACACTCAGACTAACGAAAACGGTGCGTCGGTACTTGCGGGCCTTTGCTACGTCAATCAAATCGAATGCGTCAAACTGCTACTCGAACATGGTGCAAATCCAAATCTCGGTCGCACAAATACGTTAGAGACGCCACTCCACCACGCAATTTCCAACGACGCCAGCACGGAGTTGATTGCCTTGTTGATTCGGCACGGTGCAGATGTAAACGCGAAAACAAAACCCGGGCAATACAGCTACAATTTCTATGGCGATACCCCGACACGCGGCGAAACACCGCTCCATCGTGCCGCTGCCTATGCTCCGGCTGATGTTGTCGCAATGCTGATTGACGCTGGGGCCGATCGCTCGATTGCTGACACAAACGGTAATACGCCGTATCATTGGGCTGGCTGGCACAGACGATCCAAGGAACTCGTCGAACTGCTGGCCCCAAACTAATCGTGGCATAACAATGGGTTGCACACGGAGCCGCGGGTCGCGCGGTTTTTGAAATCAATGCTGTTCGCCGCGGCCCGGTGAACCCGGTCGTTACACGGGGTCGGCTCTGATCGGCATCAGGCTTTGATTTTCGTGTGCGCGGTCGGCCGGCTTCGATGGTGATTGAAGTTAGAATGCGGTGTCATGTTTGACCGTGTCGCTAAACACATTGGTCGTGCTCGGACAATAGCCGCTTTGCAATGTTGACTGAACGCAGAGACGATCACCACGTACCGACGCTTTGAATCGATTGATGCTTCAAGCTTTGACTTTGTTTGCGTCGGAACGTCGCGATCTTCAAGCCGGTTCGAGCGGTGTTTGCGCGGTCGATTCGGTGAATGTGCTACGTTGCCTGATTCGTCATGGATTCAACCGCGGTCTCGGGGCTCCCTACGCCGCCGGCCGCTGGGTGTCTTCTTTACGTGTCTGGCCGCCGGCTCCGGCAACCCCGATCCCGCCACGCTTTGGCCGACTTCGACAGGAAGAAACTCGATGCTTCAAACCGTGCGACGTTGCCGGCTTGATTCGATGTGTAACAATGCGTTCAACCGAAGCGGGGTTGAGCCGTCTTGGACGCTTCGCTGACCACGTTTCCACGCCCCCGCTCGGTTAACGCGACCGTTCTGCCATAGGTTGATACAGTGAATCGACACGCGAAACCGAGTGCCGGTCGATCCAACATGTACTCATCGTCAAAGTACACGAATTGGTCTCGATACGACCCGCAGCAATCCGAGCTTAATTCACTTAGCCGCGTGAGACCCGCATCAACCTACAGGCTAGAAGACGGTAGCGAAATCGCGTTGTTTGTCGTTCCAATTCACAGCAGATTCGTTCGCCCGTATGGCATTGATGACGTGAAACGTATTCTTGCGATCATTCCGCAGGAAATGTTGCTCGGTCTTAATCGAATCGCACTTCTTGGCGGTACGACACGTCAAGAAAAGTCTGCGTGGAACGCGAATTGGTGCTACGGCTGTTACGGATACGGTTCCGTTTCACTATTTGCGTTTCCTGAGCGTCGTCGAGTTTGGGAATCTCCGGATCTCCACAAACCTTCTGAGATTCACGCTTATCAACGGGCCGGTGTCGAGATGGCCCATGAGGGCGGAAAGTGGATCTACAGATTCACGGATGATTCGATACGCCGATTCTACCTCTGGGATGTTCTCGTCCATGAAATCGGTCATCATGTAGATCGATCTCATCCTGATCGTTCGACGAAACGGTCTGAGCGATATGCTGAATGGTTCGCTCGCACGTACGGATTTGAGGCAGAACAAAGCGATGCACGCCGAGTCGCCGACGGCGCGTTTTCAGATGGAGAGTCATCCGCGGCGACCGGGTGATCGCAACCGTTACACGGGGTCCGCTCTGATCGGCATCAGGCTTTGACTTTCGGGTGCGCGGTCGGCCGGCGTTGATGGTGAATTGAGATCGAATGCGGTGTCATGTTTGCCTGTGTCGCTGAACACATTGGCCGTGCTCGGTCTTTCGCCGATTCGCAATGTTGACTGAACGCAGAGACGATCACCACGTACCGACGCTTTGAATCGATTGATGCTTCAAGCTTTGACTTTGTTTGCGTCGGAACGTCGCGATCTTCAAGCCGGTTCAAGCGTTGTTGGCGCGGTCGATTTGGTGAATGTGCTACGTTGCTTGACTCGTCTGGAATTCCGCCGCGGTCTCGGGGCACCCTTCGCCGTCGGCCGCTGGGTGTCTTCTTTACGTGTCTGGCCGCCGGCTCCGGCAACCCCGATCCCGCCACGCTTTGGCCGACTTCGACAGGAAGAAACTCGATGCTTCAAACCGTGCGACGTTGCCGGCTTGATTCGATGTGTAACAATGCGTTCAACCGAAGCGGGGTTGAGCCGCTTTTGGACGCTTCGCTGACCACGTTTCCGCGCCCCCGCTCGGTTAACGCCGCCGTTATGTGAATGGAGAAGATTGAACGTGAATCGAGTCTTTAATTTTGCTGCATGCCTGGTCGCGATTATCTACCTAGGTGTAACAGGTTGCGATACGACATCAACATCGGTTCCGACGGTCGATTCTCCCTGGCAAGATGTTGACGATAGCGACGTGTCGTCATCCCACGTTGCCCTTGACGACGCCGGGTTCGTCTTTAATTGCTCCAATGACCACTTTGGTCACTTTCTTCGTGTCGTATGCGATACCTGCAAGTGTCGAGTATTACTTAAGCCGGACGGTTTGGCTGAGCGTGGCCTTAACATTGAAATCACTACGAGCGACGAGAACGAACTGTTTCCCAGGTTGGCCTCGTCGCTTGGCCTGCAGGCGACCAAGAACGCAGAAGATGTCTGGGTCCTCGTCGATCCGAACGATCAATCCAATTCGGAGCTTCCCATCGGTCCTGGGGAACTCTAGAGATCACATAACCATGCCGTCCACCGGAGCCGGCGAGCTGGCATTTCGGATACGATTGACTTTACTCCGCCGGCCCGGTGACGGCGGCCGTTACACGGGGGCGGCTCTGATCGGCATCAGGCTTTGGTTTTCGTGTGCGCGGTCGGCCGGCTTTGATGGTGAATCAAGATCCGATGCGGTGTCGTGTTTGACAGTGTCGCTGAACACATTGGTCGTGCTCGGACAATAGCCGCTTCGCAATGTTGACTGAATGCATAGACGATCACCACGTACCGACGCTTTGAATCGATTGACGCCTCAAGCAGCCAAAGTGTTTGCGTCGGAACGTCGCGATCTTCAAGCTGGTTCGTGCTTTTGTTGCGCGGTCGATTTGGTGAATGTTTTACGTTGCCTGACTCGTTCTGGATTCCACCGCGGTCTCGGGGCTCCCTTCGCCGCCGGCCGCTGGATGTCTTCTTTTCGTGTCTGGCCGCCGGCTTCGGAAACCCCGATCCCGCCACGCTTTGGTCGACATCACAAAGAAGAAACTCGATGCTTCAAGCCGTGCGACGTTGCCGGCTTGATTCGATGTGTAACAATGCGTTCAACCGAAGCGGGGTTGAGCCGTCTTGGACGCTTCGCTGACCACGTTCCCACGCCCCCGCTCGGTTAACGCCGCCGTTACCCGACTAAAGTTTTTGATCGCAAATGCCGCTTCAGCTATTTAATCACGCTCCTCCCTCGTACGCTCAAGATGAGATCGGCAAACGCGGCGGCTTCAACCACCGGTTCGGAGGCGACGCAATTCAATCCGGGTATCGTTTTCACGATTGCAAACCACTTCATCTCATCTATGAACTCGATCAATCAGACCCGCTTTGCCCTTCGTACCTGACTGGCCAATCGCGTTTGCCTCTATTCTATCCATTCCGCTACGAGCAAGGCTGCAGCTACGAGGTGCGAGGCCAGGATATTCGCATCGTCGGACCATCCTGGCTAACTGACAACTTTCCGCCTTGGGACGCTCCAGAAGCATTTTGCGAGTTGCCGACTCGCCTGTCTTCGATGCCTTACGATCCAAGCGATCCACAAGACGTTATGGCATTTAAGGGCGTGTTCGGTTGGGACTCGCTCGACGAAGCTGGCATCAAAGATGCACTCGCGATTGCGCGCGAAACAACCAGTATTCATCCTTCGACACACGCGCCGGAAGACTCATGGACATACGAGCAAACGATTGAGTCATGCTACGGCGCACCATTTGTTCAGGGGCCACCTGTCGCACAGTGCCAAAACCCAAACTGTACTAAGGAATGGCTGACTACTATTGCTCTGCAAACAGAGCCCGTCAAAACTGAAATGGTCTGGCCAGATCAGTTCGTGATGACGTACTGGCAAATTTGCCCCAAGTGCAAATGCATCGCTGCTGAGAACACATGCACGTGACTGAATCGGGTAACCATGGGTTGCACCGGAGGCCGCGAGCAGACGTATTTGAAATGGAGAGTCGTTCGCGCGGCCCCGCTGAACCCTACCGTTATCCGACCAAGCCACCATCACTACAAATTGAGGAGATTAGTAATGCAACCAAGAAAATCCATTGCACTCTTGATCGGGATCTCACTTGTCTTTGCCGCATTGATCGTCGCTTGCGACAGACTGACAGAGGGCACAGCATTTAACAATAACATCACGTACCTGTTGGTTGCCGCATGGCTTGTCCCGTTTTGCTTCATTCTCGCTAAGTCCCGGCCTGCTAATAATGCACCAGAATCCTGATTGCGATCCCACGCCGATTGTGCCTTGAGTCGCGGGCACGGCTTTTCAACGTTCGGTGTATGACCGCCTATTACGCCGGCTTTCTGCTTCTTACATCACCGATCATCGAAATGGTATTTTGAACGAAGGGCCATTTTGCCATGGACAATTCTCCGTCGCCGCTGAAATCTGGGTTCACAACGTCGGATAACAATCCGTTGCACCAGAGCCGCGGGCCGCGCGGGTTCTGAAATCAACGTCGTTCGCCGCGGCCCGGTGAACGTTGTCGTTCGCCGACACCAGTGGCTCGCCGATTGCAATCTCGTACTATGGACAAATCTAAGGGGACGGAGGTCTTTTCCGGCACGATTTGAAGTCAACGCGTATCTCACCGGCCCGCTGACGCGCGACGTTACCCCCTCTCGGCGGTCGGGGCATCGCGGACGTCAACCGACTGACCCCTTTTCGAACCAGGTAAACTAAAAATGAAGAAGCTAGCCGCATTCACCAGCCTGCTCACGCTACTTGCGGTGTCTGGTGTTGGATTTGTGTATGCCAACCGCAAACCACCTCAGGTGTCTGCCGCGAGTTTAATCGCTGGTGGATCTTTTGGTCGGACGTACGATGTTTCTGCTTCTTCCACGATGATCGACTCTGATGGCGACGCAACAATCATTCACAGCGGGACCAATCGACTACGTTTTGAGGAAACGCGTTTACTGATTGATGGTTACGTCGCTGCTACCTTGACACCTGAAATGCGCAAATTTTCTATTTCGTTCACCGAGGAGACGATCGCCATCGATGTGGATGGTGAGCGACTGGCCGAACGATCGCGTGCCAATCCGCGTCTTGCGGCAATGCAACACGACTAATCAGCAACACCTGCCGGGCCACGATCCCCTGCACACAATTGCACCAACCGAGCGGTTTTGAATCGGATCATCTATTGCGCGTTCTGGGTGACGCGTGCCGACCTGCCATTCACGAGTTTCTATCGAATTAAATAGACAAATCTGGCTTCGATTCGCATCTTTGCAAGAGACACTGCTTGCAAAGAACTCAAACACGGCAACACGGTTATCACCACCGTTCGTTGACGAAGGCGATCGCATGACACGTTCTCGTACCGGGCTGACGCTAACCGAGACACTTGTTTCTCTGGCGGTCGTTGTTGTTCTTGTGTCGGTTCTGGTGCCAGCTGTCCAGAGTGTTCGTGAGTCCGCACGCCGGACTACCTGCCAAAACAACCTTCGGCAAATTGCGTTGGCAGTCCAGAATCATGAGTCCGTGTACGGTGGATTACCGGACCTCTATTTCGGTAAGTTCTTAAGGAAGCCGCGAGCTGCGCGTGACGAGTTTCACTTTCATTCCTGGCGGACAGCAATTCTTCCGCAACTTGAACAGACGGCCCTCTACGAGCAGATTGACATCAGGTTGCCAGCCACGGCCGCAGCTAACCAGCCCAATCTCAACACGGCTGTATCCGATTTCGTCTGTCCGTCCACCAGCACGCCAAACGCCGTCGTCCCAGACATCATGGAATACAACAACGGTGCGATACCAATCAAGACTATTGGCACAGCTGCAAGAAGTGATTACGAGGCAATCGCGGGTGTTAACTTCAAACCTGCGATGGCGGGCAGTGGTGATTTGAGTGGCGTGAAGTTCGGACCATGGGGTGAAACAAGATACAGTTCTGATCGAACCCCCATTTCTTACAACTCTGGGCGATTCGCAGGAATGTCAGATGGCCTTTCCAACACGATTCTGATTGGCGAACGCGCGGGACGCCCGGATTGGTATCGTCGCGGGACGCCCGTCGATCTTTATCCGTATTCAGATCCGAGCACAGGAATGGACCATCATCAAGCCGCATGGGGTATCAGCACGCATTTATGGTGGCTTGTGTTTAATTGCGACCAGGCCATCAATGACGATAACTCGACTGGAATCTTCAGTTTTCACGTTTCTGGAGCAAACGTCGGAATTGCGGACGGTTCAGTTCGCTTTCTGTCGGATAAGATTGACCAGGAAATACTGAACGCACTGGTGACTAGCTCCGCGGGAGACCATGCATCGGTTCAATAAAGTCGACGGAGGCAAAACGGAGAGGACGAAGGTCGTTTCGCGTTTCAATGCCATCCTTGGCCAGCGTGGTACACAAAGAACATGGGCAAGATTCGATATTCACTACGCGACTTGTTCCTCGCGTTGACGCTGATCGCGATCTGCCTTGCTGCCGCGACATGGTTTGCACGGACTTTTGGCACAGTTGCGCTTAACAACGCGACTGCGGAGTCCGCCAACAGGGCGCTCAAGGGGTTTGCGACGATTCCCGAGGACGCAGCAAGCGTCTTTGTTCGATACACGCCTGGCGCATCGGCGACAATCAAGTTCAATCTGCCGCGGAGCGAGTTCCTTTCGTGGTGTGAAAGCAACGAATGGGCGATCGTTCCCGACCAGGATGGCAGGCGGTTTGAATTTGTGACTCCCCGTGGTAGCGGATCGTGGTATCACGACAAGGTTTGGTTTGTCCTGTTTTCTGACCGATGATCAATGGTCGCGAGTTTGTTTTGCAAGAAGGACATGAACAAACGCGGGAAGGAGGTTTTTTTCCTTCCAAACAGCAAAAACATCCGACCGAGCTTTGCCAGTAATCGCTCACGATCGCCGGTGACCGACAGCGTTAGATCCCTGGTGTTGGGAACGCGTGGATGCGTAGGGTGCCTTCCCAGATGGTTTGGAACGTCGTCGCGTCGTGCTTGATGCGTAGCAGGCCAAGGTAATAGTTCGGCGGCCAGGTGGCGGTAGTCGCGGTTTCGGGATCCAGCAGGATGTAATGCGATCCCGGTGTCCCAAGAATGTCGACTTCGTGGCTGATCTGGACCAGGTCGTTCAGCCAGCCTTGCAACTGAACCTTCTTGCCCGACAGGTCCGCACCGGTGCCGGTGATGTTGATCCGCCGGGCTCGGTCGCCGCTGTAGTCGTCGCCGGCGCGGAAGTCCATCGCGAATCCTTGCAGCGTGGTCCCCGGCGGATGGTTCTCCACAAACTCCAGCTCGGCCAGGTTGTCGCCGCCGAAAACGGTTTGAAAGGCGCCCATGATTGGTTACTCCGATGTGATGCGTTCGGTGGTCGTGACTTTGCGGCCGCAGTGACGACATTCACGGCGGCGGACGGTTCGGTTGACGTGCTGGCGGACGTACAACAACACGAAGTGATGACAGCCACAACGCGGACACGCGAACCCCTTCGGTGTCCCCGAGCGTCGCGCGTTCGACGTGCCTTCGTCGTGGTCGGTCGTTTCCGTGTCGATCGTGTCGGGTTCGTGTCGCATCATGCCGGCTTCCGCATCTCACTGAGCCGCATCCGTGACTTCCCACGCCCACGCCGACCGCCGCCGCGACCGGTCATCGAAACGCCGGGCAACTGGCACCCCAGTCGCGATGCCGCCACGCAGTTGCCCACCATGACGTCGAAGAAGTGGTTGTCGACGCCCGGAGCCGGCGGCGCCCATTCGACGCGTTCGCCATAGGGTCCCTCGGTCCGCTGTGGCGTCTCGGCTCGGCAGTGATCGGCGATCATCTGGTGACGGATCGGATCCCGGCCGGGCAGCTCCAGACATCCCGAGGATCCTCGGGCGGTCGCCAGTCGCCGGAACACGAAGACTTTCCACGTGTTGGAATCGAACACCATGTAGCGGATCTTGCGTTTGGATTTCCGCAGACTGGGCATCCGCCAATGATGTCCCACGATTTCGCCCGGCTTCTGCGGTGCGGCGTCGATCCGTTCACGGCTGGCACCGATCCCACGGCCGTGCGAGGGCAACAGGATCCGCGCGTGATCGCTGCGGGCGGCGAAGTCGTAAACCGTATCGGCTTGCTCGCCCCAGTTCGCATCGATCATGCACAGGCCGACGTGCTGGGGCGAACCGTCTTCACGCCGCCAAGCCCGCGCGATCGTGTCGTTGACCAAGTCGGTCAGCCCGCGATGGATCAACGCTTCGGTCTCGCTGGAATCGATCTCGCCGGCGTACTGCTTGGCCAGCGTTCGTTGAGCGGAGGATTTGGAAAAGTAGTCGGTGCGTTGCCGGGGCCAGGTCCCATAATCGACGACCCAACCGGTGAAGGTGGCCGTCCAGCCGACGACGCCCCAGTACAAGACGTCGCCGTGGACGTCGATCATGCCGGTCATGTGCTGGCAATCATCGGGGACCAGGCCGCGGTCATAACCGGACAGCTTGGTGATGATGACCTTGGCTTCGATGTGCCAGTCGAACGCGAAGTCGTCGCCGACCAGTTCCGGGCACCGTGGGTCTTGTTGATACTCCGCGGCGACGCGTTGTGGGCCGAGCTTGACGACCGCGTTCCAGAAGTGCTGGTTCGCACTGAGTTCCTCATCGCTCTTGCGCTGTTGCCAATAGACGACGAAGCCATCGTCCATGGCTTTGCGATGCTTGGCATAGAACTCCGTGCTGCGTTTGCTGCCACGTTCGGCGGCCAGGTCGGCGCGTAACAGTTCGCAGTACTCGTCCCACAGGTGCCGGTTCTTGGGCCACGATTTGACGTACGCGATCCGGTCGCCCTGCCACTGGGGATACAGTTCACGGTTCAGGATCTGATCGGCCATGTCGTTGGGCTCGATCACGGTGCAGGGCATCATGCCGGCGATGTTCTTGCCGGGACCGGCCAGCCCCAACACGGCACCGGTCAGGATGCCGACACGGCTTTGGTTCTGGACTTCCGACTTGGCGGATTCTTCGGTCTGCGGATCGTCGACGATGACCAGGTCGGGGCGGATCTGTTCGCCGGCGGCCGTCTTGGCTTTCAGTCCTCGGATGCGTCCGGTCAGGCCGCGACACAGGATGCGTGATCCGCTGCACTTGCTGCGTTTAACGGTCGGCAGGGTGCATCCGTAGTCGGTCCACTTCATGCGGGTGCGGACGCCGCCACAGGTTTGTCCGTTGCATCGGCTGTGGATGCCCTGAAGCGCACGGATGGGGAAGCAGACTTCGGGGAAGTCGGCCAGCAAGAGGTCGTTGGTTTCCAGTTCGGTCTTGATCGAATCGAGCATCTCTTTGGCCGCATCCTTGTCCGATCCGATCAGCACGATGAAACGTCGATAGCCGTACAGGATCGCCCAGAGACAGGCCGCCTCACAAAGCGTGGTTTTGCCGGATCCCCGCGGCATGGCCAGGGCGAACAGTTCCCCTTTCAAGACGGCCCGCTCCATCTTCTTGATGCAGCGGTGGTGGTCCGGCGACCATTCCAGGTTGAATTGGTTGACGAGGTAGGTGGTGCAGAACCGTTTCAGGCTCTTGGCACACGAGCGACGTCGGGCGGCATCGCCGCGGCGTGGCAGCCGCCCGATCTCGCGGCCTTCTTCGGATTTCTTTCGGCTTCGCTCCGCCGCGGACCTGCGATGCTCGTCATAGTCGGGAGGCACAAATTACGGGATGTCTCCTATCGAAATGTCATCGAAGTCGGCTCCGGTGCCTTGATTGGTCCAGCGGCCAGCCAGCGACCCACGCACGGCATCCTTGGCCGCGGCCGTTTTCAAGCGACGCCCGCCGGCCCCGTCGTCCTCGGTGATCGCCGCGGCTTGATCGGCGGCGGCCTGCAACGCCTGCTGAGTCGCATCGGCGTTGATCGCGGACACAAGCGTCGCGGCCGTGACGTGCTGCTCGGATGCTTGCCTTAACAGTGTGATCATCGCCAACGCATTGGCCGGAATGAAATCGTCCAGATGGTGCGTGCCGTCAGGCAGATAATCCGCCATCGCTTCATATGGCGGCAACAATCGAAACCTGTTGAGCAGCAAATGTTGAGGTTGGGCGTCGACAACTTGTGAGTAGCCTTCCACGTAGTAGGCTTCATCCACTTCGCCGCCAGCCGGGGAAAATCCTTGCACGGTGTGCTGCGGGACAAAGATGTGCCGCGTCGCTGACGGTGCCTTGGCAATCTGTGCGATCACTGCGTCGCGGAAGGTTTCCGGCGTGTTGTAGCCACCGACTGGGTTGGTACCGATCTGATGCACGAAGTGAGTGCACCCCATCGCATCCATCAAACTGTATGCATCGGCGGGAAGGTCTGACCACTGTTGAATGTTCGATCCGCCGACACCGAAGTTGACCAGGCCGACGCCGGGCAATGATGAGCGAATGCCGATGAACGACGAAAAGATAAAGGTCGTCCCTGCGTCCGACGAAAAATCGACGCTGCCACTGAGTCGGAGATTGACCGAGATTGCCGTGTCGGCAGCCAGGACGGTCGATTGCGGGATCGTGCACGTGACACGTTCCCACCCCGGCGTGGCCGCATAGCCGCTGACCGTGGTGCTCGGGGCCGTGATCGCAGTCGTCGCCCCTTGCCTCGCCTGGAAGAAAAACTCTGGCGTTTGCGGCCCGTCGGGATGTCGGTACACGTAGAAATCGACCAGCACGTCGCCGGCGGCCAATGCATCGGCAAGCCAGTCGTAGCCCAAGAGAGCTTTGATCTCGTTGGGCGTCTCGTAGGTCACCACGTTCTGATCGTTCTCTCGCGGTCGGAACGAACCGCTATAGGCGCGATTCGACAAGATGTCGACTTCGGCCGGTGTGGTTCCACCGCTGATGTCGACGTATTGCAGACACGCGACATCAAAGTCGCTCCCACCGCCGCCGCCAATCTTGGCATCAAAGCCCGCGTGATTCGGCGACGCCGGAGCCGAATCGCAGACGCCAGCGATGTCGACCGGATACTGCCAGTAGCTGCCGGGGATGTCCGCAAACAGTGAAGCGATCCCAAAGGATGACCAAGCCCGAACCTCAGTGATCCCTTGCCGGGCTTGCAAGGAATCCCCGATCATCGCGAGCACAAACGGCCCGCTGCCATTGACGATCTCGGATGCGATGCTCCGATTGCCTTCGATCAATTCGGTGGTGACTGCCATTTTCGAATGCCTCTCGCGATCGTTACGGTCTCATGTTCGAATGCCGACGCCCTCACCCCTCATCGCCGGCGGGGTGGTCGCGGCAATGCTGTTCGATCACCAGGCGGGTTTGAGCCAGTGTCTCCCGCGTTTCGTTCAGCATTTCATAGGTCTGCTGAAGCGCACGTGTGTTGCGATCCATGATCTCGCTCTGGTCCTTCACCAACCCCGCCATGAACTCCCGTTCGTCCGCTCGGGCCGATCGCAAGTAGGCCAGGAAGTGAATGACCAGGTACACCACCACTCCAAGTGATGGGACTTGGAGAAGTGCGTTCATGAAGACTTCGGAGTTCATTTCAGCCCCAGGGCAAAGCCGCAGGTGAGGCATCCCAGCAAGAATGCCAGAACAAGCACCACCAGCGGCGTCACATTGATCGAAAGCAGACGCATCACAGACCGAACAACGGGCCGGTGTCGTTCTGGTCGTCGTCGCCGCCCTCGCAGTCGTCACAGGACTGGTACTTGCGAGCGATCTCGGCCAGGTCGGCCGCTTCACGCTGCATCGTCTCGGCCTGCTTCAACACCTTCGCGGCAAACTCGGGGCAGGGTGACGGCTGGCTGTCACCGTCGCCGTCGTCATCATCGTCGTCCCCATCGTCCAGGTGATCCCAGATCGGCAACGTCGTGATGTCGGCTTCGGCGAAGAATCCTTCCTCCAGGTCGGCCGCCCGGTTCTCGTTCAGCTCGACCAAATCGGCCGGCTTGGCGAAACCGATCTCCGCACGGTTGGCGTACTGCAGCCAGATCGATCGACACGTCTGGCCGGCACCGTCGCCGCCCCAGGACCAGGTCAATAAGCCGTACAGAAGGTCGTTGGCAAAGGAATGAACACCGCTGCCGGACTGGCCGCCGATGCTGACCGGCTGCCAACGCCACACGGTGCCGTTGTGGGTGATCCGAGTCGTGCGGAGCCGTTGATAGTACGGGCCGCGGCAACGAGGGTACCCGCCGGTGTAGTGTTCGCCTTCGGGGACTTCGTTGCGCAGTTTGGTATGCGGCAGCGGAACGATCTCTTCGGCTTCCAACACCGCCCAGTCCATCATCACGCGGTTGCTGTAACCGGCCATGATGACGCGTGCGGTGATCGTCCGATCGATCTCGGGAAAGTAGCAACGCATCGTCTTGCCGATGCGGGTGCCGGCGACGTGGGCGTTGGTCAGGATCAGCGATTTGCCGTTTCGCTTTCCGACCAGGGTTCCGGATCCGCACGTGTTGCCGTTGGTCACCTTACAGATCGCTCGGCTGGACGGACCAAAGGGCTCGTCGGAAAAGCCGGTCTCTTGGGGCGCGGTGGCTGTCTGAGTCATGGTTTGAAAAAGGGGGCTGTGTGGTGATGCTTGAGCTGGGATGAAAGAACGCGGGATCGGATCAGCCGCCGAACAGAGAGATCAGCTGCAAGATGATCGGGACGATCCTTTCCAAGAACGAAGCGAAGCCGTCCCAGTCGATCGAAGCTCGCTCGATCACACCGTCGGGCGTCATGGGCAACACGCCTTCGGCCTGGCCACTGAAAGCCATCTGAGTCACACACAGGTCCTCGGCCGCATCACAGAACGCCGGAGAGAACAACGCGACGCGGATCTTCAGTGCGTCGGCAAACGTGATCTCGCCGGAGCGTGCCGCTTGCCGCGTTGCTTGGATCAACGAACGCCGAAAGCTGGACGCCGTTTCGTCGACGGTCAGATCGGGATCCGTTGACACCCGCCGGACTTCGGCGACGGGCGCATCGAAGACAACGGGCGGGGCGATGACCGGCGGGTTGGAGATCACGACCGGTGCGGACGACGTGACCACGGGCGCCGAATAGGCCGGCGTGACGGCTGTCGGGGTGGCACAGTTGGGGCCGGTGCACACCGCGGACTGTCGCGGTTGAAAGATTCGGCGAAGCAGTCCTTGAGCGGACGCGTCGACGGACGTGCAAACAGACAGGGCGACCAGCAGGCCGCAAACGAGCAGAGATCGCATGTTGGATTCCGTTGGAAGATGTTGCGAAGAACGAACAGGTTCAACGCCGGAATCCTAGGAATTCAAATCGCTCGCTGAGGGTTAAATCTCATAAGTTCCGGAGCTTCCGTTTTGTCCGCTTCTTCCAAGTTGTTCAGGAACTGAATTAACGCGGATCGTCGGATGCGACGATTGGCCGACGCGGGCATCTTCACCGCATCCAGTCCGGCATGATCGACCCATTTTCGAATCGTGGTCCGACTGACACCGGCCAGGTTGGCGGCGTCCTGAAACGTCAACAGCACGTATTGATCATCCATCGATCTTCACAAATCCCTTGGCGAAAACGGACGTTCCGGCACTTTCGGAACCTATAAGAATTCCCCTTCGATCGATTCTTACCCTCCCTACCTTTCGCGGCAAGGACCGAATGCTTCGGTTCAGATTCAAAGGAACATTGGAGAGACAAGACAATGCGAAATCTATGGATGGCGTTGGCGATCATTGCCGCATGCGCAACCTCAGTCCACGCGAACAGCAACACTGCACACGCCAAGAAATCGGAGGCGATGGATGACTCCTATTCGGCAGGCAACCGTCAACAGGAGATGATCAGCGCGGCTGATCAAAACCAAAGTCACTTGGGAGGAGTTCGGATCGGCAAAGATTATTGGGTGGATGTTCGAGGTGTGCCAGCGTCCGAGTTTTCAAGCCTGACCGATTCGGAGGGACGAAACCTTCTCAGCACGGCTAGTGCTTGGTCTTCAGACAATCATTCGTATGCCCAGAGCCTAGAGAATCTACAGTCCGATTTGGACGAGGTGGAAAACCTAATTGACCAGGGAAACAACCTGCTCAACCAGTCGCAATACTCAGCGGCGATCGTGAAATACGACAATGCCATCGCGGCTGCCGCCAGCGTCGAAGCCCAAATGGATGCAATCGGTGATGCGAATCCGAATGCACCGCCAAGCAATACGATCCTGGATCGGTTGTCATGGGTCCAAGCGGCAAACACGCAAATTGACACCGTCGCAGCCATCTATCTTGGCGAGTACTACGGCTACTGAAGTTGATTGCTGACGGGAATCGTTGGCAAGAATCGTCGCATCCGCGACAGCGATTCAATCTTTTCGTCCAGTTGCCGGACTTCTTCTTCCGCCAATCCCTTGCGGCCCATCAAAGCGAAGGCTTGTTGGGCCGCATCTTTTTGGGCGTCAATGTCTGCCTCCTTAGCAATCATCTCTAGCGCACTGCTGAATCGAGCGTCACTGAATGACGTGAAACGCTCCAACGATTTCAGCCAGTGATCCGCCTCACGTGCTTTCCGAGAAGCCAACATCCGCTGTTGCTCTAGGTCTTCAATCCGCCGATCAAGTTTGATCGCCGCGGTGTGCGATACCGCGATCAATGCAGCGACAACAAAGGCTGCAATCAGCAGCGAGCGGATCGAAAACTTCATCAGGTGGGACGCCCCTGTTTTTGCGTTCGGATGCAATGCGGTCCCATTTTATCTCCCCCGGCCGGCGACGCGAGTCGGCCAGCTTTGGGGTCGACTGGCGTCGCCGGCCGGACAGCCAACACAGCCGAAGGCGATTGCCGTTGCCGGCCGTCCGCGCAGCGGTGGTCGGTATCGGCGATCGCCGGAGGTCGGACCAAGTCCCCTGCGCGAAACAAACACTCTCTCCCCTCCCGGTATCTTCGTGTGCGGTAAGAACAAGCCCCCGGGAGGGAAGAACCTGAAACTTGGGCGTCATCCTCGGCCTAAGCCAATCCGGCGTCGGCCACCGGAGCACTGCCGAGGCAAGAAGGAAATTGAAAGACGGCCGTCCGCGTCGTAAATCGCCCCGCTCCCCATTTATTCTTCAAAGGCCCATCAAAATCAAACAGTTGCAACGTGCCGATCATATCATTGCCTCATGATTTTAATGCCTTCTGGCGATGAGGTCTGCGACACCTGCTAGCTCGAACTACAGCTGTTTTGCAGAGCCATAAAATTCGATTGTCGGCGTCGACGGTGTTTGCTTAATCGAGAACCGAACACGAACGAATCCGGGTTCACGATGACGTGCGCGACGAACCTTAGTTGCACTCCCGACATCTGAATCAACGCCGCGTCGCCGAGGCGGCCGACTCGAAGGCGGCCAAGTCGTCACGTATAGCTGGTTGGTCAATGACTTAATTCGCTGAATGTCGTACTCGCGTGGAAGAGGATCTGCCAGGCGAGAATAAGGTGTAACTACTGCTAGTGGATTGGGAGCGACCATCGAACTCCAGGCATCGTCGTTGTGGGCATTCACTGACCCATGATGCCCGACCTTTACAAGCTGACTTGTTCGTTTCGTACGGACCTTCGACGAAAGCACCGCTTGCCAGCCAAGTTGCTTACTATCCGAGTTTTCCAAATCAGCTTTTAGGAGAAGATCGAGACCTGGTGTCGAGACTTGGACCGCGACCGACAAATCGTTCGGATCGAAACGGCGAAAACACCGAGTCGTGCTATTCGTCATCAGTTTGGCAACGACATCCGTCTTGCAGCTTGTAATGGCTGCACTCGATGGGCTCAATGCTTGAACGCGGACCGACTCATCGACGCCGCCTAAGTAAAGGATCGTTCCCTCGGAAGCAAAAACACCAGGGGCAACGATTCCTCTTCCCGTCTCCGCGAAATGGTCGAGTATGTCCGCAAACTCACTAGCCGTCGAACTCGCTTCAACGAGCTTGTTGCTTTCGTTGGCTTCATAGACGAGCTGAAAAAACTGTTTTTGCTCCAACGCTGCTGACATCGCAAAAGTTGCCTGAGGACATCGACGAACAATGTCAGCCAATCCATTTACATGATCATCATGCCAATGAGTCGCCAAAATGCTTTGAATCGCTGACGACGGATTGATTTTTAGCTTTTCAAGGTAAGCAATGGCAGCAGGTGTTTTCGAGCGTGGGAAACGGCACGAGTCAATGACGAACCAGTTACCATCTCCCAGGTGCATCAAAATGCACTCACCCACGCCTGGTCCGAAAATCGCAAGCTCGAATTCATCCGCTTTAGGAGGAACAAACGAGATGCTATTGTCCGAGCAAAAGTCCACTTAGATTCTTGACCTTCCGTGTAATTTCATTTCGTTTCGCTTGGCCTAACTTGGGCATGCGGCGCAAACGAAATTCAGTGAAACGTTTAACTTGGCCCGTCTGCCGTCTCAAGTGCCCAAGGCTCCAGTAAAACACAGCCCCTTCGACCAGCAAGGGCAAGTCCCAGGTATTAAACTCACTCAGCAAGACCTCCGCGTATTCGACTGGATTCGACTCATCGGTTAAGTCGTACAAGTCGCAACACACGACATCGTGTTGACGTTCCAGTACGACGCATTCCCATTGCTGGAGCAAAACCTTACGATCGCCATCCAAGGTCACAATTCCAACGTCCTTGCTCACGGGGCGAACAGTTTTAGGAGCTGCCTCCGAATGGGGCGTGGTTGATTTTTCGGTGTCTGGCTCTGCCCCGTTTGTGGAGGCGTTCTCAGGAAGTGTTGACGACTCCAAAAACCACCAGTCACCCTTACGCAATCGCTTCGTCTCGGGCTCCGATATTGATTCACGAACATGTGAATTCGTTTCTAGTGAGCTTCTTTCAATAAGCAGGAGGTTCATGATCCTGTTCCCGCTTGCTCGATACCGTCGCATGCCAAGCTAAAGGCAGTCGACTCCGCATAGTAGCGGAATGATTTCCAATCGTCTTTGAGAGCTCTCATGACTTCGTTGTTTCGATCTGCGATAGAGATACACTGTTCCGTTTCGATATCATAATGCTGGTTGATGCTCACGACGACACCATTCTCCAATCCATTGGCAGGTGCGACACGAATCGAAATCCGATCTGCTGAGCAGTCCTTTCGCTTTCCAAGCATCGCAACACTGAGCATTCCGGGATCCTCAAGTATACTCTGCCACTGGTCCTTCGGTGCCAGACGATCCCCAACCGAATTCCAAGCATCTCGACTCGGAAGCTGGAATCGGCTCTCCAAGTTAAACCCTATTGCCGAGAGCGGCGTGTGCTCAAGAAGCGAAAACGACCCAATGGCCAAGTCTCGCAATTGAGGTACTTGAGCTGCATCTTTGGTCGTCAATCCGAAACGATGCTGTTCGATTTGGAAGTGGATTCCGTGCCAGTTGAACATCGACACTTCGGAACTACTCAAGACATCGTCAGCCTCGTCGATCTCTTGCTCGGCGATCAGTTGATTCTGCGCATACCACAGTGGATGAAAGATCTTCGGGTTGAAATTTCCGAGGATCACCACTGAAAAGACTTGTTGCTCTGGTTCTCGTTGCACCGCTGGCATTAATTATGCTTCCTTGACGTCTCATTTTGGTCTCCGCTTCCGAATCGTCAATCGGGCGAGAACTTTAGCAGATACGAGGTTTTATCGGCTTTTCGCAAGGTGAACGTCATGAATCCAGAAGTGTTTGCGTCATTTCGCACCCCGGATTCGCCAAATGGTGTCGCCGCCGTAGGCGAATGTGCCGAGGCGAATGGCACCGGTGATGGCGAATTCAACGGCTTGTTGGACGGAGGTTGTGACGCGGGCGAGACCAAAGTAGATCGGCGAAAAACAGGGAATTGGTGGTCATTTTGACGCGGATCCGGTAAAGGCGAGGTCAACCTGGAAGTGCTCCGGTGGCCGACACCGGCGAAATGAATTGGAGTCTCGATCGAAGATTGGCGAGCGACTACAGGCGGTCCGCGGGCTTTTCGCCAACCAACACCTCATGCGCCGGGACCAGTTCAATCGTCTGGATCGATGCCAAGCGGAATTGGCGGACCCCCTCCCTTTGGAGGCAGAGGGCACGGACAGTTGTGGGTGTGGCCATGCGTATGGTACTGACAATGCGATCAGTCACCTTGCCGTTGGCGTCTCGGATCCGGTTGGCGTCGCGTTCCCGACTCTGCCCACCGTTTTTGTCGTACCCTACGATGTTTATGTGGCCGCAGTCGCTGGGTAGACGTTTGAGCTCGGCAAACTTTTTCCGCCTTCGCAATTAAGATTGTCGGCGTCTGATCGTTGAACGATTAGCTACTCAGGCCGCATTTCTCCGAGGAGTTGACCCACATGAGACCGTTGACCGTGATCGGCGTGCTGCTGTGTTTGCACGTGTTTCCTGGCAGATCTGCGGATTCAGGTGAGCCGACTCTGGTGGGACTCGTTTCCCATTGGACGTTTCCTGGATCGACTTTCATATCTGCCGAACTTTCGGACGGCGAAATGCTTGGCAGCGATGGAGAGCGGACGCAACCGTCGGTCAAAGGACAGTTCAAGATGGCCACCGATGCATCCGTTAGTGAAGTCGTTGCGTACTATCGGGAGAAACTTGCGAACGACACCAGCGAACGTACGGAAGCAACTTGGCCGATTTCTAAGGGAGGTCGGTCGGTATGGATTGATCAATCTGATGAGCGATCTTTTGAGTTGGCGACTGTCTTGGTGATCACGCGCAATACCTGTACCTCATTGATTGTGACTCGGAGCAGCGACGAAAAAGAGACGAAGATCGATTGGAAACAACACCGCAGGGTCAATTGATCTTGGTCGTTGGTTCACCGTCTTCATTGTCGCGACTCATGGCAGCTCCAACGAAAGGATTGGGAAACAACACATGGTCGGCAATCCACTTTTTGCCTTCTGTCTTTTTGCATCGGTGTTGGCAATTTTGTCGGGCGCCACCAGTATCGCTCTGCAGTCCTTCGGATTCGGACCGATTGGCTATGCCAGCGCAGAATCCGGAATGATCCCCGAGGCGATATTTATCGCTGGGTGACTAATCTCGATGTCAGTCCTTACCGGCTGCTGTGATCGACATCGAGATGATGCCTAACGCAAACGAGCGGCGTTCTGCCAATCAGAACACCGCTCGTCGTGTGATGTACATCGCGACTGAAATGAACTACTTGAGCGCGCTGCCGCGGAGATCTCGGATTTCGTTTAACAAATCACGGATTCGAACCAACGTGGCTTCAAGTTCCCGGGCTTCTTCAAGATTCATGGATGCCGAGCCCGAATCCGGGCTTTCGCCACCATCCGTTGCATGGTCCGGACTTGGCGCGTAGTGGCCGTAGTCTTCCGAGTAGTCTGACGAGTCGTTCCCGAATCCAGACGCGGATGTGGACGAATCAACGGTACGCGAAATCCTAGCGACGGGCGGCGCCTCGGGCGCAGAAAAGACGACCGGGTCTCCGCCGCCCAAAGGACGATCGGTGACCATTTCCGGGAAAGGAATATCAACAGGAAGCCGGACGATGTCACCACCTTCGCCGCGTCGGCCCGCTGATCCGGTTGGTCCCGTTGAACCTGATGGGCCATCGCTTCCGGTGCGACCGCCGCCACAGTTGCGGCTTCCACGGCCCATACCTCCGGCTTCGCCACCAGGCCCACCGGTGCCACCGGTCCCGCCGTTCCCACCAGGACCTCCATCGACGTTCAACGACAACCGCTGTTCGACACGAACGGTGTTCTGAGTCAGCGAAATGATGCCGCCGGATCCACCGACACCGCCTCGGCCACCGCGTCCCCCCTGGCCCCCCGAGCCACCGTCACCTCCGTCGCCGCCACCACAAGCGCAATCAAAAAGGTTGCTTTCGGAATCACCACCACGTGCCCCTCGTCCACCACGGCCACCGGTGCCGCCCAGTCCGCCCTTTCCACCTTTTTGACCCTTCGCGTCGATGTGAAGCAAACCACGACCGGTGATTGTCCCAATATGCAAGTAGATCGCTGGACCCGACGCACCACTATTCCCTTCCGGGCCATCACCACCTTGTCCACCGGAACGACCATTTGAGCCGTTTCGACAGTGTGGACTGTCGCCGTAGTCGGCTGCGTGGGATCCGTCGGAGCCTTGCCCGTTGCTCCCGGTTGCTTCTGATTGGAAGCTCGAGATTCTTGCGTTGCCGATCACTTTAATGGTTGCCGCAACGATGTTTAGGTTGCGTCCATTCAAAAAGTACTGGCTGTTTCTGGCCTCGTCGAAAACGACCACATCGCCCGCACGCGGTTGAATGTTGACATCCTGGTCCGTCGTTCGGAAATAGTTCTCGGCTGGAACTTCCCGAGCCCCAAGTTGACACTGCCCCAAGGCGAAGAACGCCAAAAGTGTGCCCCATGCCCAACGTTTCATTGAAATGCCCTTTGAAAAGAGAAAGCTCAGCGGGTGTTACCTACACTCCGCCACAGGGGGCAAACGTACGGCCGTTGGTAGGGTGCCGCAACAAAATTCTTGGGCGCAAATTTCGCCGGGCCGACACGGGATCGGTGAACAGTCGAAACAGCGAGACGGCGGATGTTCGAATGGCGAATTCAGATGGAGAACGGCCGGCTGTATCAAAAAGGTTGAGTTTTGTGAGTCGAATGTTTAGGTCTTAAGAACAGGATGTTTTCCGACTGTGTGTCATCAACACCTCATGCGCGGGTACGAGTTCAATCGTCCGGATGGATGCCAGACAAAACTGGCGGACCTCCTGCCTGTGGAGGCAGAGGGCACGGACGGTTGTGGGTGTGGTCATGCGTATCGGACTGACAATGCGATCCGTCACTTTGCCGTCGGCGTCGATGTATTGGATTCTCGCGGCGTAGCGATCTGGGTCGCTGGCTTTCATCAGTAACGATCGCATCTGTTTCAACTCACGTTCCGTCATCGCCCCAGCTCCGCCGCCAACTGCGTGGCAAGTTCCCGTTGCCGGTCGTGAACCGGCACGCGTGGGTCTTCGCCGGCTGATCGCATCGTCGGCCGAGGATGTTCGGGACGCTTGGGCGGTGACGTCGGAAAGCCGCCCGTCATCCGGACCCGGCGGAGCAGCTGTGCCAGGCCCGCCAAGTCCGTCTCACAGCGTTCGGCCAGCGTCGTGCGGAAGTACGCCACACGATCACCGGCTCGCATCAGCACCGCCGCACGGGCCGCGTCGGCGATCGCAAACTCGCTGATCAGACCCGCGTCGAACGCCGCCGCCACCTGCCACACCGTTCGCACGTTTCCCGCCGGATGCCGCAGCGCGGCCATCAGCCGCAACGCCGTCGGCTCGGTCGCCTGACGGGTCACGGTCACTGGTGGCTCAGGCGCTGGTGAATCCGGCGGCCGGTCAGGTCCGGGTCGGATCCGCTGGCCCTGACTCCGTGAATGGTCCACGTCCAAGTCCACATCGGCTTTGGAAAGGGACTGGGGACCAGGGGAATGGGGAATAGGGTTTGGACATAAAGAGTGTTTTGGCCGATGCCGGTCAAATGTCCGCCCGATGTCCGTCAAATGTCCGCAGGACGCCGCCTTGATGTCCGGACCACGCCGGTCAAATGTCCGTAAATCGGAATCGTCGATTTCGACCGGTTCGGAAGGCCTGTTTTCGACGACATCGCCGCGCGAGATTGCTTCCGCCTGGGCCGCCTCGGCCACCGTCTGGTGCAGGAAGTCCCAACGCAGCCCCAACAGCCAAACCACCGGCGTCCGCCCACGTCGTCGCACCTTCGGCGGATCCTCGGCCGTCCGCTCGATGATCCCGAACTCCACCAGTTCATCCATCGCCCGGCGGACCTGGCGTTCGCTACAGCCGACCTGGTCATCCGCGGCGATCTCCGCGATCGTCCGCCGCAACGTTCGCAAGCCCGCGACCCGAGCGATCAGCGTCGCGATCCGTTCATGGCTGCTGTCGGCCGTGAAGCCAATCGCACGACAAGCCCGTTCGACCGTCACGCACCGCGCATGGATCTCCGCCGTCCGTTCTTCGGCCGCGGTGATCAGAGGCCGGTCGTCACTCATGCCGCCACCTTCGCCAACAAGTCCACCGCCGCGTTGAAGACACGAAACAAGCGTCCGTCACCGCCGTGGTCCGGATGGTTCCGCACGCGAGCGTCTTTGGCGATCCGCAGCAGATCCGCGTCCGACTTGCCGAACTGTTCGGTCGCCTCGGATACCACGATGCGAGCTTCACCGATCGTCGTCGGTACCGGCCAAGGTGCATCATCATCACCGCGCGGTGCCGGCAACCTGGCCCAGCCGCGATACTGTTCGGCACGACGGGTGACGCCGTAGCGATCGACGGCCCGCAACGCCTGCATTGCCAAAGCGATCGAGCGGACGTTGTGTTGCCACAGATCGCAAGAATCACAGGGGAACGACAGACCGCCGGCCGAGTCGCTTTCGAAAGACAAGATCACGCCGGGGTGACGCGGTTTCGCGTGGGCTCGCTCGGCCCCCACAGCCGAGCCGTCTTCTTCGACTTGCCGAATGAGTACGGCATGGCCGACATGGTCCGGTCCGATCTTGCCGCGGCACGGGAGGCTTGGCTATCCAGACCAGACGCATCCGAAGAAGATGCCGAGAGTGATTTCCTGAAAGACAAGAACGACGCCGACGAGATTTTCGATTTCCATTCGCTTCGGCACACGTGCGGAGCCTGGTTGGCAATGCGAGGGGCACACGTCAAAACTGTGCAGACCATCATGCGTCACAAGACGATCACGTTGACGATGGACACCTACGGCCACCTGTTCCCAGGATCCGAACCCGAAGCGGTCGGACGGCTGGATCACTGGCTTGCCGTGTGAGCGCTTTTGTGAGCGCGCAGCGTGTCAACGGACGGCAACGAGTGGCACATTCGCGACACAAACGAAAAATCAGAAAACACGTAAATTACGGGGCCAAACGGCCAAAAACACCGTGATTTACGCACCCAGCCCGGGTGGTGGAATTGGCAGACACAGGGGATTTAAAATCCCCCGGCCGGTTACGGCCTTGCGGGTTCGAGTCCCGCCCCGGGCATCTGTGGCTATTCTGGGACCATTGGTTTACGTAAAACGTCCGTATTTTAGGGTGTTTCGGGGTTTCGGTGCTAGTGCTTGCTGCTCGGTGCTGTGCCGGTTTCTGTGCCGGTTGGTTTTTCGAGTGTTGCCGTCGGTTCCTGAATCGCTCTCGCGAACACGCTGTCCCGAGCCATCAGGTAGTGCTTCATCGCGACCGGCTTACTGTTTCCGAGCCACGACGACACATCCTTGATCGGGTATCGGTCGACCAGTTCGGTCTCACGGGACGCCCGACAGTTCGTAAAAAGCTTTGGCCATGGTGCGTAGCCCGCACGCTCGATGATCTTCCGAAACGTCGTTCCGAGATTCGTTCCCGGCTGGCGATACTCCGCCCGCTGAATCACAAACTCGGCTCCGTCCGGTGCGGCTTCCCACGCTTGGTCCAGGTGCGTGAACAGTTCGGGGAAGATCGGACAGACACGCACGCCGTTGTGGCTCAGGTGCTCGGTTTTGGTGGCCCTGATCGTCAAACGGCGGTCGGGCAGATTCACATCCTCCCATCGGAGACGGACAAGTTCGCTTGGTGCACGGATCCCGGCATAGCGGACCAGTGCAAGGATGGTCCGCCAGTCCTGGTTGGGTGCGTGGTCGATGCACTGTTCGATAACGTCTTGCTCGACGAAAAACTGGCGGGCTTTGTTCTCGGTCGTGGTGCGTTTCAATCCGTCGAACGGATTTGCTTCAATCAGACCAGCACGCTTGGCCGCATCGAAAAACTGTTTCGCGCGTCCCGTCCGCCGGCGGACCGTATTCTCTGCCAGCGGCTTGGTGGCTTTCTTACTGCCGCGTTGATTGCCTTCGGTTTTCAACCAGTGCCGCCACTCCGTCGCGTGGTGGCTGCTGATGGTCCGAATCTGACGGTCCGCGCCGAAGTAATCGATAAGATTGTCCTTCGCACGTTCTAGCGACCGCTTCGTCGAATCCTTCACATCGTGGGTTTTCATATAACGATTCAGCCACGCCGACAGTGTGGTGTTCAATCGCGGTTTGATGATTCCGCACTTCGCGATCCGCTCATGCAGTTTGCCGTCGATCGACCGCAACCATTCCGCCTGCTGTGGATCCAGATCGACGCCAGCAGCAAAGTTTGCCGCAATGCCTTCGATCTTGGTCTTCACCTTCTCAGCGGTCCGTAGGTGCATCTTCCCGAGCCGGATGGTCCGCCGCTTCTTGTCGGGACAGACAAGAAGGATCGACTTAAAACCGTTTGGCTCTTTTCGTATTGTGGCCATCACTCACCCCCGCGCCGCGTCGACTATGTAGACGCGGACCAAGAGGTTGGGATCCTCTCTGGCGATTTCTGCCACGTCTGATTCATCGAAAACGAAACGTCCGTTTTCGGTCGGGTCGGTCCACTTCCACGCGATCGGCTCCGGCGCGCCGGACTCCAACTTGGTGAACTCGGACAGAATCACGGCTTCGTGGGCGTAGTCACCCCGGCCGTCAATCTCTTGGCGGATCCCGGCCATGTTGACGTGCTCGGTGCTTGCTTCGCCAGTGACTTCGCAAACAAAGATATTCACTGTTTGGTAATTCATCGCCTCACCCCCAATACTCGCGACCGCTGGCGTGATCCTGATACGCCTTGGCCAAGAACAGAACAATAGCCCGGCAATTCCGTACCAAGCTAAACAGACCCACCCACGCCAGTCCGGCCAACATCGACGCGGGCGAAAACACCAACGGATCGGTGGCGGTGAATTGCACAACCATGACGCTAACCTCCACAAGCTGCGTTTGGGATTCCACAAAATGAACGGGCCAAGCCGGTGTGGATGCCGGCGGTTCGGAAACGGGGATCAACCGTCGCCTAGGCCCTCCCGATTAGAACGTGGCCGGACGGTCCGCCGCAAGTCCAGGGGTGGCCGACTCCACAATTGCGGACTCCACCATGGTGGAGTCGCCCGGGGGGCGGCGACTGGCCAGCTTGGACAGTCCGCACCGACTCCGGAATTCCGGAGTCCCGGAAACGTGACTCCCCAATTGTGGATTCCAACAAAGTGCAAACCGCCGTCAGACCGCCGGGAAATGCCGCGTCGATGTCGGCAGGGGTGGAAGCGACCGGTGGGTCCGGTGGTCGTGGCGACTGGTCCGACTCCACCATGGTGGAGTCGACGGACGGCAGTGGAAACGACCGCCGGGATCGGTGGTCGTGGTGACATTGCTGCCAACATTTGAATCCCCAATTGGGGACTCGGAGTGGAAACGTCCGCCGTGCTTCTTCGTCGCCAGCGATTAAGTTGCCAACCTGGCAACTTAAAAATCTGATTCTGCTGGCCGTGGAAACGGAAGCGGAACACGGGCGGTCGTCACCGATGCGAACCGACTTTGAGGCCACCCCCGGCTGTGTCTGCGCGTACCGACCCCCTGATCCCCCACGGGATTGAAAGCGCCGGAATTTTTATGGCGAGCATCGCGATTTTGTTGACCGCATTTCTCACCTGTCCGCAGGAAGGACCCAAAGGCGGGTAGGGGGGTGGTGCATCGCATCGGCTCGCCATTGTCGCACGTTCGGTGAGGACACAAAAAAAGCCGGACCACTGGAAAGCGACTAACAGTGGTCCGGCCAAGCCCAGCCCCGTGGAAAAGGTTAGAAACACGGGGCGGGAGACAATCAGCGGGGGTGGGGTCAGTCGACGTAGACGTCCAGACATTCCGCCTCGGCGGCATCAATCGCATCGTTGTACGCGTCCAGGTTCTCCCCGTGGATTTCTTCGAGTTTTGGAATGCGTGCCACCTGCTCGTCGATGTAGGCCTGCCATGCCGAACGGTCGACCGTAGATCGCTGGCCAAACCCACGACGTTGAATGAACTTCTGGCCGGTGGTGTGTTCGATTGTGCCGATGAAGTCGATGCACTTCTGGCCGTCGTCGACAACCAAGTTCTGGCAAGCTTCGATGCGGTCGCATTCGGTCGCCGCACGCAATGCCGGTTCCCGGTACTTTTTGGTCGCCGCTCGTTTGCGTTGGTTGAACTCCGCGACGCGCCACTTGGGTGCCAGCGACCGCAAGTTATCGACCGCCGCTTCCATTTCTTCGGCTCGTTTCGCCGCAAGCCGGTGGTCTTGTTCAATCTTGGCCAACTCGGATTGTAGGTCGGCGATTTGCTTTTCCAGTTCGGGGGAGCGTTTCTCTCGCACCTTGAACAGTCGGCGGACTTCTTCGTCTTGTTTGTTGCGATCCTGGCGGGTGCCGGCCACCTTGCGTTGCTGGACGATGCGACCGAACCGGCGAATCTCTCTGTCCAGTTCCTTCTCGGTGCACCCGAGAGCATTGCAGCATTCGACACGTTGCTCGAACGTCAATTCGCCGCCGGACGATGCGACCATCTTTAGGATCTCCTCAGCGGCTTCAAGCTTGGACTTCGTTTCGGTTTGGGTCATTGTTTGGCCTCGTGCTTTGCGGTCAGTCGGATTAGTTCGTCGCAGTGTTCGCGAAACGTGTGCGGTGGGACATTCAGTTCCAGTCCGCTGTTAAGTAGTTGCCAATCGCTTCGGTCCAAAAACTGCATCGCACTGGCCAGTCGGACCGTTGTGGCCCTGGACGCTCGGCCACGGTGGACCCAGTAGCCTGACCACAAGTCCGCCGGCGGTCCGTCGGTGTACTGGCTCGCTTTGTTGACGACTTCAACCAAGCAAAACACCGCGACGGCCTCAGCGTGGCTCCCGGCGGCTGTGATGAACTCTCGACCGGTCGGCAGGACGACATAGAACTTATCCACGACGGCCACCGCGTCGGCTGTTGGCTTCGTCAA